GTAGTAGGACTAGGTGGGGGTAGTAGGACTAGGAGGGGGTAGTAGGACTAGGTGGGGGTAGTAGTATTTACAACTATAAATAATAATGCGTTATTGACCGCTTTATTATTTTTTGATTGGAGCGGCGAAGCAGCGGGGGACGGAATCGCGGAGTTCGCGCAGCGTTACGAAGCGATGGAGGGAGGAGCGGGAGCGGCGAAGCAGCGGGGGACGGAATCGCGGAGTTCGCGCAGCGTTACGAAGCGATGGAGGGAGGAGCGAGAGCGACCCACCCACTGTCTCGTATATACCGTGCGTCACGACAATCCATTATATTCTGGTTATTATGTGAAATATAACACGTTGAAATACTGCCTGGAATACGAATACACTCTTCAAACAGGAAAATCACTTCATGTTCGTCTTCTGGTAAATCAATACATATATCTACTACGATCATCGGGTAGTTTGCGTCTGCGTCAGCATCAACGAATAAATGGTGGTCCTTGATATAAAACCGATATTTATCCCTATTTGCTAGGATATACGCGTCTTTTGTGTCCGGGCTAATTGAAATACTATATTTGACATCATCAGGGAAATAATATAACGGGATAATGTCTTCATTGGCGGGGATAGTCACAGGTATTCTGATTTGACGCAGTGTATATGGCGTGTGTGGGCGAATATCGGTCCCGGTCCCGGCTTTGGCACCTTGCCGGGTCTGTGTCTGTGTCTGTGTCTGTGTCTGTGTCTGTGTCTGTTGCTGTTGCCTGATATTATACAATAGAAACTTATACATATCTCTCGTCGGTCCATTATCGATATCGGTATAGGGTTTATTGATGAGAAAAGATATTAGGCATCCTAGGATAAGCGGACTACGTGCCCGAGAATGTTTCATAAACGCCTGGAAAATACTGTTATAGCTCATACTTAGACACGAATAAAATGTAGCACCGCTGCCATAAACACAGGAACCACTATCAAGCGCGGCGGAAATTTTGAAATGCGGCACCAAATCAATATCCGCATACACACCGCCGTGTATATACAATTTACATAGTCGCCATAGGTCGGCTTTATACATTCCACGCGGGATATATTTGAATAATTCCGCGATATTTCGACCAAACGTCGTTTGAAGAAACGAAATACAGTCAGCGTCCATACTGAAATCGATGCGGTAATCAGGGTTCAGGTGAAGCCACCGCGATGTAACAAACGATGGTAGTTTCGAATGATACGTCATATAAATAGTTTTATTCATATTCGTGCTACGATAACGACGACGACGACGAATATGAATAATTGTATGAATTGGGTTTATATTAGTTAGTCCCAGACTAATTGGAGCGGCGAAGCAGCGGGGGACGGAGTCGCGGCGGAACGAAGTGACGGAGCGGCGAAGGGAGGAGCGAGCGGAGGAGCGAATCGCAGAGTCGCGCAGCGGACGAAGCGATGAACGGGGGAGCGTAATTACGCAGAGGGGAGCGGCGACAAACACAATTTAATCGTCCCGAGTGACGCCACATAATATTTCACCACCAACGGCATATCATTATCCAGATACATCTCAATCTGGTTACACAAGTTTGTACACTTGATGAAATACCCCAGATTTTTCAGCGAGAATTCACCCTGGATAATCTTCCCCGAATCCTTCTTATGAAGAAACTCCATACTCCCGTCCGACTCTACACGCCGCACCTCCGCCGTCGCGAACTGCCCCGAGCACCTGAATATCAGCTCATTGCCTACCGATTTAATCTCCAGTTTCTCAGAAATACACGAGAGATCGCGGATAATCTTCTGGAAATCCCCGGAGGGGAGATTAATCACACTCGAAAATGCGACCTGGGGCTCAACCAGCTCTTCGGGATCAGGTTCAATCAGACGCAACTTCTGTGTCTTACATTGCTTGATATCACCGTTCTCGAATTTCAACCCCAGATACGAAACAACCCCATCATTATAATCCTTCTTCTCGATATAAATCGTCAATGTATCATCATTGTCAATCGAGTTGATGAGTTTAAACAAGTGAAACATATTCACACCGATGATGATTTTATCCAGAGCACATTCATAGAGTTCAAAATTCACAGCTTCAAGGAATAAATGTGCCAACATCGTATGTGATTTATCCATATTAATAATACGCATCCCGTCCTTTTGAAACGTAATATTCGTCTCGATCAAAATCTCTTTCATCGCACACATTAATGTGCGAAAGGGTGCGATTTGAACCGTCTTTATCGTAAGGACATTATCTTGAAGCGACGGGTGTGCGTGTACGATTGTATTGGCGACGGCGGCGGCACCACCTCCGGATTGTGCGTTTGAATTCATAAAAACTCTTTTATACTTTAGTAAATGAAATCTTTATACCTTTTTACTCTCGAATATTCGGGGGGGTAATAATGATAATAGCCACATAATATAATAATATGAAAACACGGCGAAAAATGCCGCGATCGTCGCGAATATATCGACACAAAAATACACAACGAAAACGAACTACACGAACAGCGGGCAGTACGGCCGGCGGTGGCGGAGGCGGCGGCGGCACCGAATGGCTCCGAATCACCATCCGCGGTGCCCCTTATGAACGCGGTGTTTCCCACGGCAAGCAAATCATCGCAGCCGACCCCGAGCGTTTCACATATATGTTTTCCGTCTACGATTTCCTCTTCCGGCAAGGGTATGGTCGCGATATCGACTTTTTCTACGGATTATGCGAGGATTTCTACCTCGGAATCATCAAAAAACGATTCCCGAAGATATTTAAGGAAATGAAAGGAATCGCGGCGGGGGCGAAACTCCGCGTCTGTCAAGTCATTCTCATCAATGTCTTTATGTCGCTTCCCTATTTCTACGCACATCTGCTTCGTTATATTGATACACCGAAATACCGTAAGAAATACGCGGATGTGATACGCGATGAACTCGCCATCGCCGCCAATCCCGCCGCACTCGCCGCACGTTCCCGCCGGCTTGATGAGATGAAAGACCGGTGTTCTCTCGTTATGGCGGTCGGGGAGGACTGGACCAAAGACGGCGGGATTGTTTGCGGACATTCATCCTTTAGCAACTTCCTGGACGCACAATTCTGTAATGTCATTTTACGAATCGAGCCGGAGGCGGGGGATGGCGTCCCGATGGTGATGCAGAGTGTGCCCGGTGGTATATACAGTATGACCGACTTCTTCGTGACTGGCGCAGGAATCGTCGGCAGCGAGACGACGATAAGCGGATTCAACGCATTCGCTTTACGCGACCCGATTTGTTGCCGAATCCGCGAATGTATGCAATACGGACGGACTTTAGAAGAATACGCCGAGAGATTACAGAAACGGAACTCGGGGGATTATGCGTGTTCGTGGATGTTTGGGGACGTCGGCGGCCACGGCGGGCACGGTGGACACGGCAGGCCACCGCGTATTATGCGTGTCGAACTCGGATTGAATTACGTTAATGTTGAAACCACGAAGAACGGGGTGTTTCTCGGGTTTAATTCGACATATGACGAGAGAATTCGTAATATAGAATGCTCTTCGTCGTTGTCGGAGAAGGCAAATCACGCGACGGGGGCGGGTGCGATTGACGGGGGCGGCGGTGGCAGTGGGTTTCGCGACGTTTCATCAAGTATAGGCAATCGCCGCGTCCAATTGGAGAAACTTACAGAGAAGTATCGCGGCCGGATCGATACCGACGTCGTAAAACGGATCCTCTCCGATCATTATGACAATCATTTAGGAAAAATGGCGGCGAATTCGCGGACGGTTTGTAAACACGCATATGCTGACGGTGGTGGTGGCGGCGGCGGCGGCGGCGTTCCATTCAAACCCGTCGGTGCGTATGATACGAAAGTGGCGGATAGTGCGTCTATTCGACGGATGTCGTTTTTAGCACATTGGGGGCCACCGTGCGGGACGCCCTTTTCGGTCCGCGAGCATATGAAAAAACACCCGGAGTGGAAAGATTGGGCGGAATATTTAGCGGATTTTCCGAAGAGGGGGTGGGTGGAGGCGTGAGGAAGAAATCGCGTTCGACGAGGCGGCGTTGAATAATTTGCGATATTATTATGGATTTGAATTAAAATAATGTATCAATATATATTATATTAATACATTATTGGTTATAATGCCTGAGTTAAATGAAGTTCCATCAGATGGGGCATTAAAGAGTATCTATGATAAAATGAAAACTATTGCCGAAAAAGATGCCACACAACCCCAAGCCGAAGACGAAGACCCTGCGGCAAAAATTGCTGCCCTCGAAGCCGAAATAGCCAAACTCGAGGCGGCTGATCCAAATGATCCGACAATTGCCACCAAGAAAACCGAATTAGAAGCCCTTAAATCCGCTGCTGCCGGAGGCGTAACCGGAGGCGTAACCGGAGGCGTAACCGGACGCGACAACCAAGACGAAGCCGTAACCATAGCCGACGACCAAACCGTACCCGGAGTCGGAGGCGAAGGCGAAGACCAACCCGGAGCCGACCGCGGCGGTCGCCGTCGTTCCAAGCGTCGCCACCCTAAGAAAGGCAGCCGCAAGTCCAAGAAGGGCAGTGCTCGCAAGTCCAAGAAGGGCGGCCGTTCTCGCAAGAATGGCTCCAAGCATCGCAAGCATTCGCGTGCCCATAAGAAGCACTAAATCGCGGTTTCATTCTTCCGCGGATTCATTTGATTCCATTATTTTTCGCAATTTAGGCAAAAATAATGGTATGTATGTTTAGCGGCGACGACTACGGGTGTGGCGGGTGCGGCGTGTTGTGCGTTTGGTGGAGAGGCGACGACGTTTGGCGTGGGTGCGATTCGCACGGTTGGCTTTCTTTCTTTTTACTCTCACCCCCCCCGCACTCAAACCATATGTGAGACCAGACCTAGTTTGGTTGGACTTAAAAAATAAATTATAAATGTTATTCAAATCTGAAATAGATAACGGGCTATTCGTCATCGGATCTCTTAAACCCCTAGCCGGAATTTGATTGTATTGGTCCCATGTTCCTGTAAAAAACCAGTTTAATTCTGCTTGGTGTAATAAACGTATATTTTGATTGTCATCAATATATAGTTTTATATGTAATGGATCTTCGTCCTCCGGATTACTGGCAGCAATAGGTTCAATTGTTGAACGAATAAAATCATCTCGGGAAACACCCGTCTCCCCAACTGGTGGAGCTGTACTATCTGATCTTTGACTTAATGTATGTAATAAATTTATTACGGTTGTTGGATTATAACTGCGACCTCCGACCGAAATAGTTCCTTCACGACGAAGACCTGCCAGTGAAACAGTATCTTTTCTACTTTTATATCTAACTGAATGGATTGAGTCAATATATACATCAACTATCCTATTCCATTGTTGATTCAAATTGTTTATACTATCTATTAAATATTTAGGCACTGTAGTCATACAGTAAAAATATATAAAACTACCCTATTACTTATATAATACTAATAATTTAATACTAAATATAATATGTCCGTGCCTCCGCCCTCCTCCTCCTCCGCCACCCTCCCCGACACTATCGCCATTCTCTCGGAGATATGGAATACAAACGCGGCCATACCCGACAACGAGTATGTCCTCGAACGAATCCACGCGTATGTCAAGACCCAGCTTCCGCAATCGATAAAAAACTATCAGACAGCACACGCTGAACGTGAAACACGGAAGAAATCTCTCGAACTACTGGCCGATGAAATAACGGAAACATTCCTAAATAAAACCAAATATTTCTATTGTCCAGCGTCCGAATTGTATTTCACATATAATAATCAGGTCCGATATTCGGTAATACACGAGGATGAAATACATCACCGTATACTCTCCTTCACCTCATTCACCTCGTCCGCACCCAGCACCTTTGGTGCTTCCGCGGACTCGGTGACTATCTCGGCGCCTGTATCGGAAGCCTATTCTGCGTCGGCCGCACCCAGCACCTTCAGTGCTTCCGCTTCCTCCGCAGGTTGTCCTAATGAGAGCACACGCATTAGCACGAGCGGTGCGAGCATTAACACGAATGAGAGTACAATTGGAGCAATAGCGAGTGCGGTTGGTTGTGTGAATACGAGCATCGCGAGTGTGAGCGCAAGCATTAGCACGAGCGCGAGTTCGATAAAATATCGCATAAAAAACAAAATCATCAAAAGCATCCAATCCCGTGATATTCTCTCGTCGATTCCTGAATCCCGCACGATTCAAAATGTCATCGGGTTGCTCTACCCCGCACTCTTCCGTACTCGCGACCACGCCAAGTATTTCCTCACCATTCTCGGCGATGTTCTTCTAAAGAAATCCGCGCCGCTTATCTACTTCATCCCACCAGCATCGAAGGATTTCATCAAAGATCTCGGTGGTGAATGTTACGGTCTATTCGGGTCAGGTTCCAACACATTCGCGACGGCATTCAAGTTCAAATATTATGAGCATCAGTATAAGGATTGTCGGATTGTGGATATTCACGCTCCCGCGGCGTCCTCGTCTTCTGTGTCTGGGTCCGCCTCTGTGGCGCCCCACCGCCCCACACACCTCCGTCTCTCGCATATGCCCGAATTGAAATCATCCACTATCGATTTATTCTGTGTCGCCGCGCATTATTCGCACCGATTCGGGTGTGCGGACGGATTTTTAGAGCATCATTGTAAAACACCAGAAGTCGCGACCCACGCGTGGTTTTTTCGCGGGCGAACCGAGCAGCAAATCATCAACGAATTCGTAGACCATTCTACTGAGCCAGCGTCGTCTGAAAATGGAATTACAATGCCCAATATGTTGTATTTATGGAAGTTGTATCTCGCCGATTTTCGATTACCGAGTATGATTTTCGCAGCGTCGCTGCGGTCTAAACTTGCGGATTACGCGTCGTCGGTGTCGTCGTCGGTGTCTGCGTCTAACGACGTATTCCCAAACCGCACAAGTCGGTATCTCCCCATCGTCAGCCAGTTTCGCCGATTTTGGGGGGAGCAATGTTTCATAAATGAGACCGAAATAGAGTTGGAAATAGATGAACTTTCAACACTATTCAATGAATACGCGGGCGCGGGCGCGGGTACGGCGACGGGTGCGGCATCCGATGCGACTTTACTCGGTATTCTCCGCCATTTTTACCCCGATGTAGTCATCGAAGATGATAAATATATCCTAAATGTGGGTTGTTTTCTCTGGGATAAGAAGGCCGAAATCAATGAATACCTAGATCAATTTAAAAACCAATGTGTCACACATAATCACTCCTTCCCTCAACCGTTATACAATGCTTACGAATATTATTGCGGGAAGTGTTACTTGGTAGCGAAACGACATATTATCAGCAAACGGTATTTCGAGAAATATTTCGTCGATGAATACGCGGAATACCTGGATGAAAACGGGATGATTACGATAAAATGGTGGATCGAGACACCGGATTCGTCGCCTACTTACGACGATGGACCCTCTGTGTCAGAACTGGCACCGGCACCGTGAAGACACACCTGGTCATAAAAGTTGTAAAGAATCGACCGTGAGCTTTCTTTGGCTTCCGGATGGAACATAAAACCGTATACGCGGTCTTTTTCGAATTCAAACGCACAAGCGTGGCGACGGTGGTCGCGAAACGATGTCAACCACGCAATCTCTCGGATGCCTCCTCCGCCTCGACCCGCCGCCGCCGGGACGACCGGTAAATCGTGGAAATGGCAGTGTAACTTTTGTTTTCGTTCTTCTCCGTGGAAGATTTTATCTCTCGAGAGATCCAATTTGACTTCTTTATTCCCAATCCAAAAACGATTATACTGGATAAGCGACCCACCATAATATACCATCAAAAACTGGCACCCGTGACATAATCCGAGTACAGGCAGATTCGGAAAATGGTGTAAATAATACAGTTCCAACTCTAATTTAGGTTGAATTTCATATGGTAGAATGCGGAAATGGTTTGTTCCAGGGATAATCATCCCGCGAATATCTTTTCGACGTATAATCGCCGGATCACATTTCCGCACGAGTATAAATGGAATATCTCTTTGGGTGAATGTTTTTACTAGATTACCCAAGCTATTAACAGGGTCCGGTGTTTCTTTTGTAATAATAATGAGCATTGGACGTGGACGTGGACACGGTTCGTTCGTTCGTTCGTTCGTTATTATTATTATATATACACACATACATTTACGCATAGCTAAACGGGGTGACACCGCTACCGCTACCACCGACAATCTTTGTGATTTTGCCTGTTTCGATATAAACTTTCATCGGAAATGACGCAGCGAATTCGGCATCGTGTGTTACAACGATAAGCGTCGTATGTTTCGACATTTCGTGAATCATCTCGATGATGTATTTTTTATGAAATACGTCAACTGCGGCTGTAGGTTCGTCCATAATTGTGATCGGTTTATTACTCAAATAACTCCGCAATAAGTAAATAATCTGACGTTGTCCGCCGCTTAAATTCTCGCCGCGTGAACCCGCCAGCGTATCCAGTCCTTGTGGCAGCTTTTTAAATACATTCATTACTTTAAGTTTATTAAGGATCGCGATCGCATCCTCCTTCGACATCTGGGTACCATAGCATATATTATCGATGACCGACCGATTAAATAATACGACCTTTTGTGAAACAATCGATAAGTTACTTCGCAGATATTCGCGTTTGATTTCAGAGATATCCACCCCGTTGAATAAAATCTGGCCTTCCGTTGGTTTAAAAAACCCAGACATCAGTTTTATAATCGTGGATTTCCCGCTACCATTTGTCCCGATGATCGCAGTGCGTTGAAGCGGTTGGATTTTAAAAGAAACATTATCGAGGACTTTCTTGCGTTCTTCGCTCGCGGCCGTGCCCGTCGTGGCACCGGCAGCGTATTCAAACGACACATTTTTAAACTCAATATCCCCGGTTATAGTAATATTGTTTTCCTTTCCGTCGTCGTTTTTATCGACCATAAGTTTTCGAATATTCGCTTCATTTTCGGCGATTTTACCATATTCCGCAATAACCCCGATACTTCGTTGTGACGCGGTTTTGATATACTTTACAAAGAATAAGATAATAAATATGAGTTTAATTGTCACCTTGCTGTCGAGTTGTTTCCTCTTATACAAGATAAGAATGACATATACGTGAAAAACAAGGACAATAATGATAACAATCGACAAGGTGAATGCCCCAATAGAAGAATCCCATAATTGGGTTTGGTGCGAACTGTCGTAAATATCGTGTTTGGTCGTCAAATATTCGATTTCATCGTCCACCTTTTTCGTGGATATAATGCTCAATGAATTACTTAATACATCATCAATGTTGGATAATAGGGTATTCTCTTGATTTTCACGGTCTTCTGAAGTGGTTTTGGAATTCAAAAGAACATAATAATAGATAATAAGAAATATCGAAAATACACCTAACGTTAATAATCCGATTCCCGTGTTTAAATATAAAATATACCCCAAAATCACAACGGTTGTCAAAATAAAGGTAACAATCCAATAAATAAATCGCCCAGTAAATGATGTGACGACATTCGGTATTTTCAATGTTTTTACAATGTGATTCGAGATATCCTCCTTGTCGTAATTCACCTCAATATTTTTGAATATAACATCGATGAGCTTGAACCTGATAAATTTCTCCATTTTGGGGTAATAAATTTTATCATAATAATTACCGATCATATAGACGCTGTCAATGAATACATTTATGGCGGCGATTTTCCAAAGAATCGAAATCGAATTATTGTATTCTAGATTATTGATTGCTGTCGTAAAATTTGTAAATAGGTCCGACAATACGATCATTTCAATGGGATTACATAATAATGTAACCACTATCGTTATGATAAGCCATATTTTGTTTTCATTTAAAAAATCTAATATATATCCGATAATAATGCCTTTTTCTATATCCATTGTTATATTACCGTAATATTATATTACGGTAATGTTAGCGTATTACGGTAATGTTAGCATAGCGTATTGAGTATTAACGCCTCTTGGGTGTCTTCACAAGGCGATGATGCTTGCCAGTCTTGGCATTGATCTTAATTGCGCCGAACTTGCCCTTACGAGCGGTGTAGCCATACTTACGCAGACGGTTCTCCTTCTTGGCAGTCACGTGCTTCTTTGCGGACACAACGCGGCCGTGCTTATTGAAAATCAAATCGCTCTTGACGAGACCGCCGGGGGTCTTATAGGCAGTTCCGTGCCAAACCTGGGCGCGAGACCCCTCCAACATCTGGTACTTCTGGCCGTGCATGTGGTAGTAACCATCATCACTGCGATCACAACGTTTCACCATTTTACTAAATAAGACAATAGTCGTTATAATACATCATTAGAAAAAAAGGTCGGTCGAATCGGATCGGGTCGGGTCGGTCGGTCGCCCCCCCCGGCTAAAACGAATTCGATATAGGTGCTCCATACCCCCCAGGAGCCCCCGACCAACGACCGAACCGATTTATATTATTCACCGCATATACCTTTTTCACATTTTTCGTTTCAGTTGCTACACGGATTAATTGTGCGTAACGCATTTTCTTTGTTATATTTGTATTATTCGTTGAAGTCGCCATTCCAGCAGTAGGGTTCGTCAATGTCGGACATTTAAAATACGGAATTCGAACATTTGGGTCGTTGCCGTTTAAAATAATCGGATTCCCTGACGCATCATATTGGACAAGTGCGTCATTTATGCGGAATATATCACTACACGTGAGACCAAATCCAGTCTTTGTTCGATATCGAGGAGCGATAGACATTGGCGTCGATCAGCGAGGATGTGTGTGTGTCGTTAACGATACATATACCCGGCAAAATAAAATTGAAAACGAGTTAAACATATATTCGTAATATACATTACTCACATTGCCGAAGAACCGCAATGCCGCCTAAATCTGCCGTTGCCGTTGCCGCCGCTGCCTCCGCCGCCGCCGGTGCCGAAGACCTCAACAAATATCAAAAGATGACGGATCGTGAACATATTCTTAAAAAACCGGACACGTATATCGGAACGATTGAACCAGCGGAAACAACAGAATATGTTATGGACGCTGCTGCTGCTGCCACCGCTGCCACCGCTGCCACCGCCACCGCCGAAACTCCGATGCTAACCCGCCGTCAAATCACCTACATTCCAGGATTATACAAGCTGTTCGATGAAGGGATGGTGAATATGCGTGACCACGTTGTTCGTCAGGCACAAGCCGTCGCCGACGGAAAACCCGATGCTCTCCCTGTCACCACCCTCGAAGTGGAAATCGACGCAGCTGATGGAACGATTCATATGACAAATGACGGTAACGGGATCGACGTCGCCCAGCATCCCGAACATAAACTCTGGATTCCGGAGATGATTTTCGGCCATCTTCGCACATCGACCAACTACGACGAAAACAAGAAAGAGAAAATAGTTGGCGGGAAGAACGGGTTCGGGTTCAAACTCGTCCTTATCTGGTCAGTCTGGGGCCGCGTGGAAACGGTCGACCACGTCCGCGGATTGAAATATGTCCAAGAATTCCGGAATAATTTGTCCGAGATTGTCCCTCCCGTGGTATCCAAGACCAAAGTCAAGCCATATACTCGCGTCAGCTTCCGCCCAGATTACGCCAGGTTCGGCCTATCGGGGAATAATCTCACGGCAGATATGCTCGCATTGTTCTTGAAACGAACCTACGATATCGCCGCAGTGACAGACAAGACCGTGAAAGTGAAATACAACGGCTCGGTTGTCCCCGTCAGGCATTTTCAGCAATATGTCGACCTGTATATCGGCGGAAAGGGCGACGTCAAACGCATCTACGAGAACCCTGATCCACGATGGGAGTATGCCGTATGCCTGACGACCTCTGATGAGTTCGCACACGTATCATTTGTCAATGGGATTTACACGCCGAGAGGCGGCAAACACGTGGAATATATCACCAACCAAATCGTCCGCAAATTGGCGGAGGTGATCAAGAAGAAGAAGAAGGTCGATGTCAAGCCGAATACCATCAAGGAGCAACTGATGCTTTTCCTGCGTTGCGATATCGAGAACCCGTCGTTCTCTAGTCAGACGAAAGATGAACTGGGGACGGCTGTCGCTAATTTCGGCTCGAGCTGTAAAGTCAGCGACGAATTCATCGAGAAACTCGCGAAGATGGGCGTGATGGACGCAGCGTGTGCGTTGACGGAAGTGAAGGACACGAAAGCCGCGAAGAAGACGGATGGTGCGAAAACCCGGACGATTCGCGGTATTCCTAAACTCATCGACGCGAATTATGCGGGATCGCCGGACAAATCCGCACAGTGTACGATTATCTTATGCGAGGGTGATTCAGCCAAGGCAGGTATCGTGAGCGGGTTGAGTAAAGAGGACCGGAATTTCATCGGTGTTTATCCAATGAAAGGCAAACTCTTCAATGTTCACGGTGAGACGACGAAACGCATCTCTGAAAACCGCGAGATTGCGGAAATCAAGCAAATCCTCGGTCTTGAAACAGGGAAGACGTATACACCCGCGGATGTCGCCACACGACTGCGTTATGGCAAGGTGCTCTTTATGACGGACCAGGATTTAGACGGCGCACATATTCAGGGACTCGGTATCAATCTATTCCAGATCGAGTGGCCGTCACTTACGAAGATTCCGGGTTTCATCGGGTTTATGAATACTCCGATTCTGAAAGCCCGCCGCGGGACACAAGAAGTCCTGTTCTATAATGATGGCGAGTTTGATGCGTGGAAGAAGCAGTTCCCGGGTGCGGTCGTTCCCGCGGGTTGGAATACGAAATATTATAAAGGTTTAGGTACGAGCACAGGCAAGGAGTTCAAGGAATATTTCGAACATAAGAAGATGGTCGCATTCGTCCATACGGGCCAATCCTCCGACGACCGCCTAGATATGGCGTTCAATAAGAAACGGGCGGATGACAGGAAGGAGTGGCTGTCGACGTATTCACGCGAGGCGTACCTGGATACATCGAAGCCGGCGATTCCGTATGAAGAGTTCATTGACCGCGGTCTTATCCACTTCTCCATCTACGACAATGAGCGGTCGATCCCCAACGTGATGGATGGTTTGAAAATCTCGCTGCGTAAAATCTTGTTTGCGGCGTTTAAGAAGGGGGGTCTGAAAACGGAAATCAAGGTCGCACAATTCAGCGGGTATGTGTCTGAGCACGCCGCATACCATCACGGTGAGGCGAGTTTGAATGCGGCGATTGTGGGGATGGCACAGAACTTCGTTGGCAGCAACAATATCAATCTGTTCGAACCCAATGGTCAGTTTGGCGGGAGGCTTCAAGGCGGGCAGGATTCGGCGAGTGAAAGATATATCTTCACCCAACTCAACAAGCTGACGCGACTTCTCTACCGCCAAGAAGACGACGCAGTGTTGTCGTATATCGACGATGACGGGCAGATGGTAGAGCCGGTGTATTATGCTCCAGCGATTCCGATGATTCTCGTCAATGGAAGCAAGGGAATCGGAACGGGATTCAGCACGGATATTATACCGCATAATCCGGTTCAAATTATCGCGTATATCCGTGCGATGCTCACGGGCGTATCGTCGAGTGACCGTCCTACAATTGAGCCTTACTTCAAGGGATTTAAAGGAACCATTAAGAATATCGGGGCTCCGGGTGCTAACGCCGCTTCCGCTTCCGCTAAATATCTCATCAAAGGCACCTATGAAATCATCGCCGACCGTAAAGTCCGCATCACTGAACTCCCGATTGGAACGTGGACCGATGATTATAAGCAATTCCTGGAAAAGTTGATGGACGTCCCGGTGGCGGACAAGGATAAGGGAACCGGCGGAGGCACCGCATCAGCCGCAACCGTCCCTGTCCTTAAAGAATATACAGATATGTCAACCGACGCGGTCGTGGATATCACAGTGACGTTTCATCCGGCTTACCCTCATACACCGAAGGATCTTCAAGCGGCAATCATTGACGCGGATGCCGGCACGAACAAATTAGAGAAACTGCTTGGTTTATTCACGACGCAAAGTACTACGAATATGAATCTCTTCGACGCACGCGAGAAACTGCGGAAATACGCGAACATCTATGACATCATTGAAGACTACTACGTGGAACGCCTGGCCCTTTACGCCAAACGCAAGACGGCAATGTTGGCACAACTCAGCAATGAACTGCGTGTCTTGACGAACCGGGCGAAATATATCCAGGAAGTGCTTGACGACAAATTGGAATTACGTCGTCAGACAAAGGAGGCGATTCAGGCAAAGATGACAGCACACGGATATGAACACATCGATGGCGATACTGAGTATAAATACCTGCTGAAGATGCCGATGGATAGCGTCACGGATGAGAATGTCAGGCAGCTTCTCGCAGAGCGTGATTCCAAGCGGGCCCAACATCAGCAACTTACAGATACATCGATTCAAGCATTATGGACCAAAGACTTGGATGAATTGGAAGGTGAGTATAAAAAATGGGCGGCGGCGGCGGATGCGGCATCGGTGGCGATGGGAACAACGACGAGCACAGCAGTGAGCAAGAAGAAGATGGTGATCAAGAAATAGCTAGCTCGGCTGCGTCTCATTTCGCGTTGCTCCATTCGTCTCGCCTCGCGTTGCTCACTCGTCGCTCCAGGGTGGCGAAGCCACCCCTTTCGCTCCTCGTTCGCGGTCTTGCTCGATATTGGCTCCAATATAATAAAAAAAGGTATTGTTTTTTATTATTGGTGTGTGTGTGTATGGCTTGGTATATGGCGTCATATCAGACAGGGCGATGTGAGACGAATGGATCAACGCGAGGCGAGACGAATGGAGCAACGCGAAATGAGACGCAGCCGAGCTAGAGAAACACCGCGAACGAGGAGTGAAAGGAGGTGCGAACGGAGGCAACGCCTCCTGAGCACCGCATTGAGCGACGAGTGAGAAACTAGAACCAAGGCTTCAACTCCAGTGTCTTGTGCTTATAATCCGAAAAATTCGGCCGTGCCATCGGAGTATACATATTGCTGACATCACGCTTATACTGAATATACCCCTCCGCTTCACCGTGTATTCTAGGAACACAATATTCAAATACTAATTCATTCAACTCAATAATCTGAGCACGGATTTCGGTCGGGGCATTTGTCGCATTTTGAAGAAAAATCGTCCGCATAATGATACGCAAAGTGTCGCAATCCTGTTCGCCTATCACGTATTTTCCATTGGACCGCTGATAGACACCGGCACGAATACCGTTTTGAATAATCTGCATATTCTCTTTACTGAAAAATGCGTTGGAGAGGGGCGTATTTTCCCATATACCATTTAAAGCGTCACGGTAAGTCACGCATTGATGAACGGGGTTTTTATCATAAAGCGCGAATTGGTCTTGCGTGGGGGGCGTTACAATATCAAGACGTCCATTTTTGGGTTGACCGATGAAGGTATGTTCTGGGTGAGTGTTATAATTCATTTCTTATACATTGAATACAGATTATTTCTCTAAATACAATAGCAATTCTTTTTATAATTATAGTATATAGATAGTCGTAATCAAAAATAGGACAATAATGGATTTCATATCAGGTAGTAAGAATACAGGTTCGTCGGCAGGTATCGGGAGTTCGGGTTCTGATTCTGGTTCCGGAAATGGAGGTGGTGGTGGCGGTGGGATGTTTAGCAATTTTTTCAATTTATCTCTACAGAAGATGGTTTTATTGTTGGCGATGATTGCCTTTGTTATTTCGGTAGGAACAGTTGCGATATTGTTATGGAAATCAAAGAGTGCTCAAAAATGGCCGCCTGAAATCGCGAAATGCCCGGATAGGATGGTATTAAACAGCGACGGAACGAATTGCTCGGACCCATATGGGCTTTACACAGGAACCATCGCATCCAGCTCTACCAATAATTGTGATAATTACAATACAATTAAAGGGATTCCGTCCTATAACGGTCTAGCTGGATCCGAAGGATATATTCCGTGGGAGGGAATATTGGATGGTAAATCATCGAAAAGCTCGTCGCTGAAGTGTTCGTTGTAATGGAATAGAATGGAATAGAATGGAATGTGTAATGTAATCACAACAAGTATTTACATTACATCGAACGAGCCTCCTGGCGAATGCGAGCTCTCCCCCCCCCGCGAACGAGTGAACCGTGAGCCTCGGCGAACGTGTTCACGAGTAAGCACGCGAACGTGTTCACGAGTGAGCACAGTTCACGAGTGAGCACAGTTCACGAGTAAGCATTAGAACCGATACGCCCCGGGTGAAGCACCCGATGCCTGTTGAGCAACAGCAGGAAGAGAGTCAGATGCGGAACCTGCGCCGAACGAACCGACCTTCATATTTCCGGTCACACACATAGAGTAGAACAAACGACTCTGGAAGTACATGAGCGCATAGACCAAAATCATCAAAAATGAATAAAACGCACTCATTAATGTGACCTTGCCCCTAAATAACATAACAAGTGCGGATACGAAGCCTAAACCGGCAATCGCCAAAAATATGAAATTCACAACGGTAAGCCAATAAAACAGCAGACAATAATCCTTATCGAGAGGAGCGAATAAACTTTGAATAGAATCCATTGCTCGGAGTAATAACTGTTATAAGCTGGTTATAATATATAAAAAGAAAAAACATATGATAAATAACACATCAAAAATAATATCATAAATGTCCGCGCCAGTGTCCGCGTCCACGTCCGTGCCAGTGTCCGTGTCCACGCCAGTGTCCGCGTCCACGTCCACGAACTATAATTCGTTTCTAGGCCGCGACACCATCTACAATAACCTCCGCGACTTTCTCGCATCATTTCAAAAAAACAAGAGCGATCTCACATTTAAGCGCGGGGTTTATATCTACGGCGCACCAGGCACCGGTAAAACCGAATTCGTGGTCCGTCTTCTAAAAGAACTAAATTACGATATTATTAAATACGACGCGGGTGATATCCGGAATAAGTCTATTATTGACTCCATCACCCAGCACAATATTTCCGATAAAAATATAATGTCGATATTCCAGCGTAAAATCCAGAAAATCGTCATTGTGATGGATGAACTCGACGGAATGAATAACGGAGATAAAGGCGGTATTACCTCGCTGATTAAACTCATTCGTCCTAAAAAGACGAAAAAACAGAAACAGGAAGAGATCACGATGAATCCGATTATATGTATCGGAAATTACCATATCGACAAAAAGATCAAAGAATTAATGAAAGTGTGCCACGTATATGAACTGAAAACGCCTACACCTACACAAATGTCGCATTTGGTGGATATGACGATGCCGAACCTGGAAATCGGACTACGTAAAAGCATCCTGACATTTATCCAGGGCAATTTACGTAAACTCAATGCTGTCGCGGAAATGAATAAAACCCAGAACACGATTATATCGAATAATATCCTTCACGCGATATTTCAACCGAAGACGTATAATGAGGATATTAAGAAAGTCACACAGAAATTATTCAATACCGCGTATCCCATCTGCGATCATAATACACTCATCAATGAGACGGACCGAACCACGATTGGGCTATTGTGGCACGAAAATGTGATCGATGTACTTGAAAAGATGCCAGTGGAGGTGTCGGTCCCTTTTTATCAACTATTACTGGATAATATTTGTATGGCGGATTATTTCGATCGTATTACATTCCAGAACCAAATTTGGTTATTCAACGAGTTATGTTCTCTCATTAAGACGTTTTATAATCATCATTTATACCACCAGTCATTCCCGAAAAAGGCACGGTTTAATCCGACAGAGGTACGGTTTACGAAAGTTCTTACCAAATATAGCACTGAATACAATAACCTGCTTTTTATACAGAATTTGTGTATTCAACTTTCAATGGATCAAAAAGACCTCTTCGCGTTTTTTCTGACACTTCGGAACCAATATTCTGAGGATGAAATCCCGCGTATCCTTGAAACGTATGATATTTCTAAACTGGATGTGAATCGTATCTACCGTTATTTAGATAAATATATGGCAAAACCGGGGGGAGGTGCGTCGTCAGTCACGGCTGATCCTACCGCAAATGTCAATGATTTAGAACTCGAATTAATGGAATGAATGGAATGAATGGAATCGACGCCGCGTTTGATATGTATCAAAAAGATATAAGAAATATTTAGAGACATATTTATTCATAATGGGCGCTTCTATTTCATTGGATTCAAAATACAAACTTATCCTTGATGCGGAAGTCGAATGTATTTCAACACCCGCCGCGTCTGTTCCTTCTACGCATTCAAAGAAACATACATCTAAACCCAAGTCTGGGGGTTCGGGTTCAAGATCCGGATCAGGCTCCGGATCCGAGTCAGGCTCAGAATCCGGCTCAGGTTCAGAGTCAGGCTCCGAGTCAGGATCCGGCTCAGGTTCCGACAGTGATGATGATGCCAAGATATTTACAGTAAAAATAACTCCAGAAATCGTCGGTTATATTCGTACCTATGTTCGCAGCAATAACTTCTTGGATATATTAGATACGATCACTGAAATCGAGCTTCAAGAATATGGCCATTCTCCAGAGTCAGCACTTGTATTTGATTCACAGACTGTGATTTATAATGTGAATGATAATAAGATTGAGGCATCGGGTGTCTGGGAGTATATTGATCCACCTACCGCGGTTTCAACGAAGAATAACCGTAAACATAAATCGAAGGGCGGTAGTAGTAGTCGTGATAACGACTCAGACAATAACGATAATGGCAATCGTTTTAAAACGAAGGAGGATGAACTCGCAGTTTCAGAGATTGAAAACATCCTCTCCGAGAGATTTAAGGAGTATAGCAAACAACGCGATTTCATTATTCACGAGTCAAAAACGAGTATTCTTTCATTGAATATTCAAAGTATCGAAGTTGTTAAAGAATAATAATAATAATAATAATAATAATAATAATAATAATAATAATGTGATGTTGTATTCATCACATTATAATGCGGTATATTACATATATATAATTTCAGAAGTAGATGATGAAGATTGAATCTGTCTTCGTAATTCACGATTTTCTTCCAACAGTTTCTCGTATCTCTGAATAAGATCATCATTTACCTGAACAGTCGATTCAATTGATCCATCCGTGCTTATATTCGCCGTCGTCGTCGTCGTCGTCGTTGCCGCCGCCGTTGCCGCGAGTTCTGCCGTAAGCTCTTGAATCCGTTTATCACGAGAAGCCATATCACTTTGTAGATTCTGAATAATTTGAATGACTTGATCATTTGTCAATGCGATCGGATCCTTACCTGGCTGCTGTAAAACAATCTGGCCGCCACCGCCACCGCCGCCGCCACCGCCACCGCCAGCAGCATTTCTGTCCGCCATCATCTTCTCTCGGTCCTTTTCCAATTGAAGCGTCTGAGCGATAACATCCGGCTTCATTTCCGGTCGTCCAGGCGCATAATTCTCCAACAATTTCTCCAATTCTACCATATAAAACCGGCGAAGCTCATTGTCTTTAATGAAATCCATCACCTTCTTCGGTGAATCACGCACGATATCCGGGTTCGCATTTATCAACAATTTGCGTTTATCAAACGTATTATGCTCGTGTGAAAAAACAAGAATCACTTTCATTGGATTCAATTGGACAAAGGGGACGGTATAATCTTTCAGAAACGCACGCTCTTCCGCCAAACACGCATCATCATTGTATCGGTTATTCTTCAATAGTTTACGCTTAAATGCGAATGTTCCCGCCGTCGCGTGATTCGGACCATATGGCCCAAAACGCTTCATTTGTCCGATATGCTTGAAATAAATATAGATTTCACTTGAACCCGCACACAGTGCTTCGGGATGACTAACCAGCATTTCCACTGCGTGAGATACACGCTGCGGGGGATAATAATCGTCATCGTCCATATATACCAGAATCTCCCCGCGTGACTTCTCGTGAAGCAGGTTGCGTTTCTTCCCCAGCGTCATTTTCGTGTCATATTTGAAATATTTAACACGAGGGTGTGACGCAACCAGATCTTCCACAGGGTCAGTCCCGTCATCGATAATAATCCACTCCATTCGATCTTGTGGATAGTCTTGGTGATTAAAACACGATATCATCGCATTAATAAAAGGACGACGATTGAATGTGGGAGTACATACACTCACAAAGGGATAAGTTTTGAAATACTCGGGTGATGATTTTACCGGTGTTCCCGGTCCGGCTCCTGTGACGCTCTTGTTTCTACCGCCCATACTGCGTATAATGTAAAAAACTACAGATATAGTTTATTACAATATAATCGTTTATGTTGTTTATCGTGGATACCGCGTCCGCGGATTACGCCCCCCAATTTTTGATTTTATTGATAAAGTTCATTATCCCCTCCCAATATGTAGTTAAATATAATATCAATAGAGCAAGAATTACAATCGCAGCGACATTGATATCCAGTCCTTCAAACGCATAAAACATCAAAACCAAGTTAAAGAAGAAGAAGATAATCGGCACATATTTCGCATACAATAAGCGATACTCATTCCAGTGAAGAAATGGATAGATACAGAAAGTCCCCAAAAATTGGATGAGTTGGACGACAAATGAAACAAACGGTAAAATCCCCAGAATGCCAAACCCGGTAAATATCGACCATAATGAACCACCGATAAATTCCTTACGGTGTTCGGTAGGGTTTATAATCATTCCGATGATTGTAGTGAATAATGGACCGCCTCCTATCGCGAAAAAGGCGATTAACAAAAACACAAATGGCATCAATAGAATCATAAGCGGCGATACAACATCATATAACTCTTTTGGGATACTGTTCGTTAGTTTTGTAATATAGTTCAGAATATACAGCAACATTGCTCGATCCGATGAAAATGAGAAAATAAACGAATTATTAACCCACTGCTTAAAACGTACCTTGATGAAATCCCAATTCAGGAGATTGACTTTCGTTACACCTTCATCCACGCTTTCCTTCACCATATCCAACTCTTCGGTCGTTAAACAGAACCATTTGAAAATATAGGTATCCAAAATAATTGCGGCTTTCAGATATATTTTTTTCGCGCTTGAATTTTTAGGATCGTCTGCTATTCCACCGAATTTATCTTCGCAATCCGCTTCACACGAGGTATATTCGCTTGTATAACAATACGGCCATTCGTGTCGGTCTGTAGGGAAGAGTTTCGGCAAATTCAGATTATTCACTCGGATACTTTTCGGGTCGCAATAAAAAAGGATATTCACACAAATCACCGAAATAACAACGGTTTCAATAAAAAGAGTAAGTACATTTAATCCGAATTCTTTTAATGCTGCTATGTCAAATAATGATTTGGGTGCGGCTTTCGGTTTTTTCTCGTCGCCGTCTTTGGCCGCTGCGTCGCCTTCGCCTTCGTCGCCTTCGTCGCCTCCACCGGATAACATCCCACCAACTTTGCTAAATGAGCCACCGATGCCGCCGCCGCCCTCTTCGTCGCCTTCGTCTTCGCCTTCGCCTTCGTCTTTCTTTACTTCTTCTTCTTCGTCATCTGCCATTTCTTGAGTAGTTATAATAATAACATATAATAATCCGTCCGTGCTTGTCGCGGGCGTCGCCTTATCGCGCGTCGCCTCCCAGCGTGCCCGCCTTACCCCGCGCGATTATCGCGCGTACATCAATCCGCAATTCCCCGACACAAACGTCAAAACATTATACCGCTCTTCTAAAATATGAAAATCATAAGAATAGTGATAAATATTCACATTCGGTTTATTCATTCCGATGATTTCCTTCGTATTCGGATTACAGATCATTTTCACCTCCGCCGCCGGGTCCAACGGCGGATATATCGTCGTCAATTCAAGCTCGATTTGGTTAAACTTACTCATATTGATCGCACCGCTAGGTTGTAGATCATACGGATCCGAATTCAAGCAGAAATTGTAACAATATATCCCCGGTTTCGCACACCCGCGTGTCCTCGTATATTTCTCTACATAGTTATACACTCCCGCGTCCAGTAAATTCTCTCGGTATTTGCCATTTAAAGAGATTCCCAACATCTGTAAAATGTCGCGTTCATTCTCGGATTGGAAATCCCCCGTAATATGAAGACCCGTCAGGCGTTTATCGCCCGGATTAAGGCCCGGTCCAATCCCGTTATTCGGTCCATTCTTGTTAAAATAATACTGGTCAAATGGATAAGTTGACGTCCACACATCAGTAGTAATATCACTCGCAGTAGTGACGATTTCCGTGAACGACGCGGGTTGCCAGTTATCATCCGTAGGTGCCGGAATGATATCATATGGAAGATAATTATACGGCCAGTTGGTATAATTGCTCCATTCATTCCGCAGATTCACATCACTCCGCTGGAAAAACATCGTCCACGACGACACCATCCCCATCGAGTTCTCTATCTTGATTTTTTTATTCCCGGTGACATCATTGAACGTCCAATCATAATATGACTTAATCAGGTACTTCTGTTGATTCGCTGCGAAGATTTTAGATTCATCATCCGAGAGAAAACAGTAGGTCGCCATCAAATGGACATCCGCATTCCAATCCGCACGAATACTTGGGTATGAATTCAGGCTCAAATCAATACTGGGTGGCGGGTATAAAAAATGCCACATTTGATGAAGGGGGTTTGTGAAGTCGGGTTGGACGACGGGCCAATAATTCGCCGAATCGCCTACATCACGTATGGTGAATAGTTCCTTTACGGGTCTTAACGTCACATCAATTTGAAGCTGGTTATATTGAAGACACACAAGAGGAAACGCCATTTTGGAAGAAAGGGTGAACCACGCATTAATCGGGATATATATTTTCCGTCCGCGGATCGACGGTTCAGCACCGGCAATATTGGATGTTCGATATGCGTTGGGGTACTGATTCAAACGTGCGCCTGAACAACCTGGATTGTATAATTCGGGAACGTGACCGGTCATCTGGTTATATAATTCGCGCTTGGTTTTATCCATATCACGCTCCATAATCGCCATCAAATTATTTCCGGTGAATTTTTGAAGAGTCATTCCGCCGACTGAAATCACGATTTCTTTAATCATTTGGGTTCCCAGGTTCTCAATCCACCGGAATTCATATGGTGCCCACATATCGCCTGCTGTTCTTGGCGGATTTATGGGGCTCCATATTGAAGGAAGTGTTACGCATACGTATGTATCCATTAATAACTCCGCGTATCGTGGTACATAGAATGTGAATTTCGATTCTTCAGTAAGCCGAAGCTTCTTCTGTCCATCGAAATCAAGTCTAAACTTTTGAAGACCGAAATTCGTATATTTAAGATACGTGCTCTTGAAGAACGATTTTTTGGGGTTGCCGTTTAAAATAACGTTTTGATTGCCGGTCGCGACCAAGTTTAGTAATCCACCGGTCATTTAGTATTTGTATTATCTTTGTATTATCTTTGTATTATCTTTGTATTATATCTTTATATAAAATATCTAACCTTATATACAAAATAAAGAGATACATATATCTCGTTTATCACGCGTTTTAATGTCATTAAAGGAATACAATATTGAAGTTATCTTTGTTTGTGTCATTATATTATTTATCGCATTATGGCAAGTGTCGGGTTTAATACAATCGCGTAGTATTTCGCGCGGGAATGAAATATATCACATTCGTATGCGCGAGGGTCTCCAGAATGCCGGTGATGCCGCTGATGCCGCGACGGCGACGGCGACGGTGAAAAAGGACAATACCATCGATAACGCAATGTCTATTCTTAATCATTCTGGGGAACCATTTTTGAATAATCTACTAATAAAACCACCTCTATCTACCGAAGGATTTACACCTGAAATTAACGAGAATGAAATGACGATACATCAACGTCGTAAGGCTGGAACGGTGTTTGATAGTAGTCTCGTAAATACGCTGCCGGTGTCGTCGGTGTCGTCGCCGTCAGTACCGCCGATTATCGGCACTGTAAAAGAAGGCCTCGACAATCCCGACCAGGAATCCAAAAAAATGATAGACAATAAATTGACTTCTATGAATCCGGAAGACAGTCAAAGCCGGTTCAAACTCCGAGATTATTACATTAAAACCGCATATAATGCGTTCAATCCGGATAAATTCAAAAATTCGACTGTGAGTATGGACGCGTGTCTTTATGTTCTCGCACGAGGTTGCCGTTGTATCGATTTTGAAATTTTCTCAGTTGACAACCAGCCTGTTATTGCGTCTTCATCGGTGAATTCGTTTAATTATAAAGAGACCTATAATCATATTCCGGTTTCCGAAGCGTTTGAAGTATTAGGCAGTTATGCGTTTTCTGGATCGAAATGTCCCAATCCCAATGACCCCTTTATTATCCATATGCGTATTATGTCGCGTAATGTCACAATGTATGACGCACTTGCGAAAGTCATCTCGCAAAGTAAGACGATGGCGCGTAATTTACTGGGTCCAAAATATGGGCGTGAATATCATTCCAAGGATTTAGGTAATGAGGATGTTAGTTCATTGAGAGGAAAGGTGATTTTAATGGTGGATGGAACGAATCAGGTATATCGTAATACCAAATTATTTGAATTGATTAATATGAGCTCAAAGTCGTTATTTCTCTCGAAGTATACCTTTTTCGGCGTGAAAAATGTCGGAGATCCGCAAGCATTTAAAGACGCGAATAAGAAGAATATGTGCCTCGTTGTTCCGGATAAGAGCGGTCGACCGATGAACGACGGACACAATGGTCCATTTACCTGGGGATGTCAACTCGTAGCAATGTGCTTTCAAGAGGAGGCACGTGACGAGAAACTGAAAGCATATGAGGATAAATTCGCGTCGGTTGGTTATGGCTTTATACTGAAGCCGGAGGATCTGCGATATGTCCCGATTACAATTGCTCCCCCCGCACCACCCAACCCGAAGTCGTCGATGGAATCCAGACCTGCGGAAGCTGCCGGTGGGTTCAAATTCACAATGTAATTTTTTATATATCATTATTATATCATCATAACGAAAATATAATAATGCCGGGAAAATATAAACCCCACGGTAAACATAAGGAGACCGACGATGAAAAAAAAACTCAATCGTATGAAGAAAAAGAATTGGAAATATTGCGTCAAGCGGTAGACAAGGTTGAAAATCGGAAAGGCGTCGAAGTAATGCGTGATCCCGAAGTAAAGAAAATCATCTCGATTGTAGAGAAGTTTATCGCGGATAAAAAACTGGTGTGTTATGGCGGGACTGCGATCAACAATATCTTACCTGAAGACGCCCAATTTTATAATAAGGATATTGAATTACCCGATTACGACTTTTATTCGGATAACGCACTTGACCACGCGAAAGAATTGGCGGATATTTATTATAAGGCGGGGTATGAAGATGTCGAGGCCAAATCCGGCGTCCATCACGGGACATATAAGGTCTTCGTGAATTTCACTGGAATCGCGGATATTACCCAAATGGAGCCGGATTTATTCAAAGCGATATCCAAAGATGCGATTATTAAAAGTGACATACGGTATGCTCCGCCCGACTTTCTTCGGATGGCGATGTATTTAGAATTATCGCGGCCGGATGGCGATGTATCACGCTGGGAAAAAGTACAGAAACGATTGACGCTATTGAATACACATTATCCTCTTAAAGGGTATCAGTGTGATAAAATAGAGTATCAGAGGGGGTTTGAAGGTGCGACGGATGAAAATACGGGGGAGATCAGTGCGTCACGGTCTCGGTCTCGGACTCGGTCTCGGTCCCGGTCCAAGTCCAAGTCCAAGTCCGTGAAAAAAGGCGGCGGAATATTCAAAAGTGAGACCGCTGTCAAACGAAAGGCAATCTCTCAAATCAAGCGTAAGCATCATTCCCTCGCAGAGTATATGCGTCATTTGTTTCACGATGTAAGCAAACACGAGGAAACCATTGGGGATTATACGTATAACATTGAAGAAGATAAAGTAACACATCGGTATAACTTAAATGTAAGATACGAGAGATTACTCCAAGATGATGATGAATTTGTTATTTATTCGATTTCATCGAGAGATATTCGTCGAGATAAAGACGACGGCGAGGACAAGGGCGATCACGAGGGTGAGGATAGCGAAAGTGCGTCACGGTCACAGTCCCGGTCCAAGTCCCATTACTCTGTCGACGCATCCAAGATTTCATATTCTACCAACCGAGAGACACTCCTTCAACAAACCGATATTTACAATATTGTCCGGGATGTATTTATTAAAAACAAGGCGGTATTTTTCGGTGGGTATGCGAATATCCTGTATTCGCGGTATATGCCAAAGCATCAGCGACGTATCGTCAATAAAATCCCCGATTTCGATATTCTCTCGGAAGACCCGCGTGCGTTATGCGATGAGGTCGTCCGTGAACTCACCAAGCATAAATACCCCGGAGTCAAATATACGAAACATAAGGGTGTCGGCGAGGTCATCTCCGAACATTATGATATTCGTGTTGGTGAAGAGGTCGTTGCGTTCTTATACAAACCTCTCGCGTGTCATAGTTATAATACAATAAGGATTGATAGTGATACGATCCGTATTGCGACGATAGATACAATGTTGAGTTTTTACTTGGCGTTTATTTATGCGGATCGAGTGTATTATGATATTAACCGTATTTTATGTATGTCACAATTTCTGTTCGACGTCCAGCAACATAACCGCCTGAAACAGACCGGGTTATTACGGCGTTTCAGTATCAATTGTTATGGTGAACAACCTACCTTGGAATCGATGCGGTTTGAAAAGACGAAGAAATATGAAGAATTGAAAGGGAAGCGGGATACACGAGAATATGAGGAGTGGTTTTTGCGGTATATTCCGTTGGAACACGCGAAGACCGTGAAAGGGACCGCGAAAGGGACCGCGAAGACGCGCAAACGTAAGAATACAACCGATTAGCGAAGTCCTTCACCCAGTTTGTTGAACACCTTCATAATCACGAAGAATGAACCCGCAAACATCGCACTCGTAGCAGTGAGTCCAATCATTTTGAAATTCCCATCTTCGCCAAACAAGGATGGAAGAAAATGAAGCAGTTGGGCGCGAAATACGGGCATCTGGAAAATGAAATAGAGAACACCGAGAAGTATTGGCATTTGAAGATCATAATAAATCGCCTCGATGGTATCGATTTGATTGGATTGGCGAGTATTGGCACGAATGATACTTTCCATAGATGTGTGATCACGGATATAGTCTCGTTCACCTCCTGTGCCCGTGCCGCCGTCGTCTTGAAAATGGACGGTCTTAGGTTGCGGTACATAATTCGGCCTCGCCTGGTCATCGTGCGTAAATGAATTCGGGTTCATCGGAATATCTCTCGTCGGTATCATTGTCATTCCATTGGCACTGGCACGCTGGACACCTTGAAGTACTTCATTCATTACATTTCCTGGGATTTGCTGCGAATGTTGCTGGTTTTGAAATGATGGGTCGGTGCTTACATTGGGAGAGTAGATGAGAGGCGCACCGCCACCGCCACCGCCACCGTAATTTCCGCCTAAACCGGCTGTTTGACTACTTAAAGGCAGATCATCAATACTGGTTGTGTCACTCATTAGAATATATTTATAGTAAGATTGATAACATAAATATATTACGCACTTAATTCGTTTCGTTTCATTTCATTTCATTTGTACATCCCTTTTCCCCGCATCACACTTCACTGTTTTCGGCGTGTATTGATAACATTTGTCGTCCAATTTATACGTGTCTTTCTCTAAATCCTTCAGTGGTGGGGCGCGAAAGGCAATACACGACCGGTCTTTACACGCTTTACGAAATAACGACGCGATACCTAAACCAAGTATAATAGATATAATCGTACGTCCTGTTTCTGTATGGAGTAATCGTTGAAACCCCATTCTCGTTATTGTTATTGTTATTGTTATTATATAAGTATTCTAATATATACAGCAGATATAAATTACTCTCACTGAACAGGTATCTTCTTGACGGCCCCTTTCGCCTTCGCACACGAAACCTCCTTGGCGTCAAACGTGAAGCAGTTGTCAGCGTTGTCTTTATATTGAAACTTTTCGATATTATCGGGTGTTGGATACACGTAAATTACCTTCGGGTTAGGAACTGAGATATAGACATAAAATAGTCCGATGGAGAGGCTAACAAGGAAAATGGGGAAATTAATGTGATTAAATATATTCATTATTGCTATATTATACTGCGATAATAATCGCGTCGGCGGCGTCGGTGTCGGTGTCGGTGTCGGTGTCGGCGTCGGCGTGATCGTATGATTACCGTTCGAGTCTTCTGCGTGCGACGCCTCCACTGGACGCAGCAGACGCAGCAGCAACCACCCCCACCGGTTTCGTGATGACGCGATTATCCGCAATCCAATTCGGCATAATAACCGGCATATATAATTCGTTATAGCTATATTTCTTTTGCGACAAGTAAAACTCGGTGTCATTATACATTTCCACAAGCGAACCGTTGGCGTTTTCAGTGGTCTCTATCTGCGAGTAAACATATTTCGTCTCTCGCATCTTCAAAAAGGCGGGTTCAATATCTTGCTGATAAAGCACAAGAATATCATCAATAATACTCCGGTTTTTCCATTCAGAGTCCCGGAATTCGGCCATAAATGTCTTAATCTGGGCGGTTTTCTCGGCGATAACTCGCATATGTGTATCTGTATCACGCTGGATATCATCATTATCAGTAACACTTAAATAATAGCTCCGAAACTCCGCATACATCTTCAACTGTTCTTGTAATTTATGTTGGACGTTTTCGAATTTGTCGACAAGTTCATCTTCGCTAATAAACCGGAATAGGAGGTCCAATTTCATCCGGATAATCTCGTCTTTTGTTGCGCGTATCTCTTCAAGTGATTCATTCATTAATACCTCTAAACTCACGTATTTACCGCGGCTTACTTCAATATGAAATCCACACGGTTGAGAGATATTCCCGCAAATCGCCTTCAATTTCCCGTCGGTTTCGGTGAAAATAGAGCCGCCTTCTTGCTTACACACAATACACGCGGGTTTAATCATTGCGAGACGTTTGGTCTTTTGTTGTGCGGACAGTGTTTTCCAATTGATGACGGGGTCATTCATTAGACGTTGGCGACGTTTTTCAAGAGCGGAATTGTATTTATCCTTCAACGAATAATACCCGTGGACCGCGTCGTTGATTTTCACGCGGTCTTCCTCTGGGATGAGTTGATAGGGGTAGATAAGCCCGCGAAACTCGTTGGGGTCGGCTGCTCGCTGAATATGCTTTTTAAGTGCGTCTTCTTGCTTTCGCGTCATTTCGAGGAGGACGCGGGTCGCTTTTTTCAGATTATCACGGGTATCTTGGGTCTTTTTCTGGGCGATTATCGAACGAGTGGCAGCACTGCCGCCGCCGGCACCCCCCATTTGATAATTCCGTTCTTGTATTGCCTCGTGTAAGTCTTGGTATATTGAGGCTGATGTCGACATTATGTAGTTATACTATCTAAAGATAGTATTTACGCGTATTTACGCGTATTTACGCGTATAATAATCCTCTTCCGGTCCTTTCCACGCAGGTAGATTAGTAAGCATCCCCATTCCATTCCCCGCAGGGTGTGTACGAGAATCCATCGGGATTCCTTTACTTTGGGCATAATGTGTCGCATTTACCATCTTTAGTTTCGAGAGAATATATTCTTGTTTCCGTCGATTTTTTGCTTCTACTTCTTCTGGTGTAGGTTTACCTTTATACCGGATATACAGTAATACGCCTAAACATACAAAAAACACGATGCCCATCATAAAATTAAAAGCCCGTGTATTATGAAAATCTTTGATTTTATGACACTGTTCGAGAGATTTACTTAAAAAATACCGGACACCGGGTTCGGTAAGAGACGGCGGCGGCGCATTATTTTCCATATGTTCGCTCTATCGCTTGGTTCGCTTGGTCGCTCTCTATTATATACAAAAAAAGAAAGAAGGCGTGTTTAACGAATACCGTAATTACTCACATATAATAATCGCCATATATTGTAATTACACCGACGACGACGACGACGACGACGACGACGATATGGCGGAATTAAGTTCAACTGTAGCGATCGGTTTCTTTTTGGTCCTATTTGCCGGTTACTGTTATTATAAATACACAAAACACGGGAATTTAAGCCCAGGAATCACGTTTGTATTTTTCCTCGTATTATTAATTGGCGAATATTTCATCAATTTGGCGATGTCAAAAGATATATGCGGATTCGATCAAGGTAAAACCGCATTATGGGCAACTGTATTACCTTGGTTTCTCGTATTAGGTGCGTTAAAGGCCGCACTTGTCGTATTTCCCGGTTGGTTGTCCCCTTTCAGTAATACATTCGGTTATATTTTTGTGTCGGTTGTCACCGATTTGAAGGACGTATTTAACAATATTTTAACACCGCAATTTGATTTAGCACCGGCGGCGCAGAAGGGGGGCGGCGGCGGCGAAGGCAGCACAGATATACCCAAAGATGATGTAAAAAATAAACGCGATATCGGGCGTGCTTTAGAACAAATCTATACTGACCAGTCCATTTTATTAAACGAACTAAATTTAGATAATCTTGACCGATTCTGGGATAGTTTTAAAGAATCGAAACTTCTTCGCCCGTCAGCACAAATAGAAGATCTGGATAAAATTCGGAAATTCTTGATGATGAAAAATATCGTCGGTGAATTCGTTTGGCTGGTGCTATCCGGCCTTTTAGTGGTTTCGATTAGTTATAATTATATACTGAATATTGGTTGTTCTTTTACACCGGAACAGCAGAAGATACGCGCACAGGTGCTGAAAGAGAAACAGAAAGCCGCGGATGACGCGGCGGAGAAGCAGAAGAATAATGTGATGACCATCACTTCTTGATCGTCGCTACAGTAGGGCTCCACTTCGTTCCACCCTGCTTCCGCTCCGTTCCTTGACTCGCGTCGCTTTGCTCTTTGCGTCTGCGACTCCAATCGCTCCGCTTCCGCTCGTATCTCTCGTTTTGTTCAAACTGCGTTCGTTTCATGTCGCGATGCTCCATTCCACTCACTTCGTTTTCACCCTGACTCGCGTCGCTTTGCTCTTTGCGTCTGCGACTCCAATCGCGCCGCTTCCGCTCGTATCGCTCGTTTTGTTCAAACTGCGTTCGTTTCATGTCGCGATGCTCCATTCCACTCGCTTCGTTTTCACCCTGACTCGCGTCGCTTTGCTCTTTGCGTCTGCGACTCCAATCGCACCGCTTCCGCTCGTATCTCTCGCGATATCGGACAGGAATTATGAAAAATATGATAAAATCGAAACCGGCCACGAGCGGAGCGGAGGGAGTGGAGCCGCAGGCGCAACGACCGACGCGACGCGAGACCCCGAGCGGAGTGGCGAATGGAGCCGCAGGCGCAATGAGTAAACGACGCGAGACAAGGTGAAACGAGCGAAGTTCGAACAAAGCGAGCGATACGAGCGGAGTGAGAGGGAGTGGAACCGAAGCAACGCGGAGGTGAAACGACCGGAGCGACGCGAGCCAGGGTGAGAACGAAGCGAGTGGAACCGAAGCATCGCGGAGGTGAAACGAGCGAAGTTCGAACTACAAGAAGACCCGTGTTACCGGTCTTGACACATAATACACAGCGAGATACGATAGAATACCTAATATAATCGCTACGAGCCAAATCGGCAGGATGGTTTTGCTAGAATACCCGACGCCGAATTCACGAAGACTGCCGTCGTCATTATAGATGAAACTTGGATTGGCATATTGGATAAGCATAAATACGATAATATACAAAAGGATGGCGGTGCCTGCTAGATTATTCCGAATAAATGGTTTTATGGCGAACATGATACTACTAATATAATGATACTACTTTTTATTCAGGTTTTGTCCTGAATAAAAGGTATGCGAGTGAGCGTGAGTATCTACTTTTTATTCAGGTTTTGTCCTGAATAAAAGGTATGCGAGTGAGCGTGAGTATCTACTTTTTATTCAGGTTTTGTCCTGAATAAAAGGTATTGGATATGGATACGAACACGAATACTATGGCGATACATAATTCATCGATTATTCATCTTCTTCTTTCTTCTTCGTATCTTTTTTAGGTTCGTCATCTTTGTCTTTATTAGCATCCTTCTTACTGTCATTTACTTTTTTTATTTCTTGAATGATAGATATCCAGTGTTTACACAAACATTTTAAGTATTTTAATTGTTTCTTAAAACCGGATGCTGTTTCATCAGATTTAATGATAATATCAAGAATTTTTAACGTTATTTCTCCACCAGATATCATTAAAACGATATCTTCTGGATTTTGTGCGAGTAATTGTTTCGGTCTTTTTTTTTCATAAGCATCATAAGCATTAACTATAAAATGATCTGCTGATTTGCTCTCTTTTTGTGTAAGCTTTTTAGACTCCGCCTGAAATTGTTCAACGAATTTGTTTAAATCCACTTTTTTGTCGTCAGGTGTATCCGTATCATATGGCCAATATTCATCCGCGACTGTTTTAATCTTTTTAAACATCGTTTCTAAACTTCCTTCGGGGTCATCATTATCCAGTTTCGGTTTGGTAAATCCCATTTTTTTACACGCATCACCGCCACCGCCACCGCCACCGCCACCGATACTACCGACATTTAATCCTTCTCTCGTGTCCCTGAATATCAGTGTCGACCCGACAACAACCATAAACGCCGCAAATATGGTGATATCCTGCCGACGGTAATACAAATAAAGTAGAATCGCCGAGAGAATAATATAAATAATAATGCGTTGGTTCATCACTTCGCCGTTGTTTATATTATTCAAATACTAAAAATGTAGCACCTGCCATTAATCGTCGTCGCCCTCGCCGCCACCGTAACCGCCCTCGCCGCCGTCGCCTTCATCGTCGTGTCGGTGGATATACGCAGCGTCGTCATCCCCCGCATCATCATCCTCCGGAATACCTGTCGACATATCCAGTTCGTGTGCCTCGATTTCCGCCGCGACCCGGTCCTCTTCTAACGCGTCCATCACATAAATCTCTCGGTTCATATCCGTGACATAGTCCCGGCGGCCTAGCAGGCGTTCCTTTTGTGCGATCTTCTCCATCTCTTCACGTTCTTCATCATAATAATCCTGGTCATAGATTACAACACCTGTCTGCGACGTTCCGCGACTCCATATTCCCATCTTGTGTGTCTTCATCATATTCTCGAGTTGACGTTCGCCCACCGACATCGCCCCGATTCTCTCGACAACCCCGTCTTTCTCTTTATCTTTCACACGCGTGAGTTTCTCCTTGATATTGGCTAAATTAAAATCGATCGCCGTCTTGTCTTTTTCAATCATACGTAAATATGCGATGAGTAATTCCGCCACACGTTGACCGAGTGCCTTCTTATCTCCCATCATCGCGTCCATATCACTAACAAGTTGGCGTTTCTCTAATGTTCCAGCGTCGGATGAATAGAGGCGGGATTGTGGATCGATTTCATCTTCGCGTTCGTCTTCGTCTTCATTATACGCGGATGTGCGTGAGATTTCACCGGCTTCACCGCCGCCGCCGCCGGCCGCACCTCCTGATGGTCGTCGACCCGGCTTCGGCTTCGACTTCTTCGCTGTCGTCGCCCCCTTCGCTCCGGGTTTACGTATCACGCGGGATGGCTCCGATTGATAAATCGTAATCGGGGTTTCAATCACGAGATGAATATACGTGCGTAAGAATGAAAAGAAGTAGAATAAATATAAATTACGGACGATATCGCGGTCAAATACTGAATACATTGTGAATATATTTTTACGGGTAGAATGCGGGACACGTTCGCCGAGTTCTTTTTCGATATCTACTTCGCGTGGGACCATCATCGATGCGGCACCGGCGGCACCGGCCAGACCTTGACTCTGAACTGCTAACGCTGCGGCCGCTGCGGCGATCTTCGCGTCCTTCTCTTCATCGAAAAACACCTCCGCCATAAACGGCGTATTTTCCATCATCACTTTCAAGTCACGAACGTGGATTTCCGCGTGGCGTATCACTTCCTTGATAACTCGGTCGTTATAAAATGTCTTCAGTGAAGTATAATGTGACGAAATGATCGTCTTGACATCCTTCATATGTGTTTGCGAGAACCCCCAATGTTTCGGGATATTCGTATCATCAAAATCCACCCCGTTATGGATAATCGACGGAAGGATATCGATCAGCCGCGTCAATGTAGTCCGCATAAATTGGATACTCTTGGTCGCGGTTTCGTCGGTAGATGACATTAACACCGTGCTGCTTTTATTGATTTCAAAACGCATTATTGTTTCCAGAATTCGTTCAATCTCTCGGAATTTGGATTTGGGTTGTTTACCGTGTTGTTGAAGAAACCCTAGGACGGATGCCTTCATCTCCTTATTCGCAGTATGTAAATAATTCTTCAGGTCGCGCATTTCTTCGGTATCTTCTTGGACGTATGCGGGGTTCGGTGAATTGATAAGAGCGAGAAGAAGAGTACGTAATTCCGCGGGGATAATACATTGGTCGAGAGCCGAGGCTGAACCCGCCGAGGGGGCCGACGCTGCTGCCGCCGACGCCGCCGCGTCTTTTCTCTCGAGATGTAGAATCGCATCCTGGAATTGTTGGAACGGCACAGGTTCCGTTGGACGCGTCTTAGCCACGATGGCATATTTGGCATCCGTCATTGTATGCCCATTTACGATACGGAGCAGTCTCGCAAGACTAGATGAATCGAAAATATTAGAGTCACGTTTCAGTTTACGGATTTTATCTTCAATAATATCGGTAGGATTCCAGTCTTGAGGGTGTGCGGGGCAAATCTCTCGAAGTTCTGGATATAAATAGAGTGCGGTGGCGACTGGGTTGGTGCCTGTGCTTGCGGCGGCGTCGGCTGCGGATACCGACGACGACGATGATGCCTGATTCATCCGGCAATAATGAATAAACGCTCGATAAATCGTCTGTTCGTTGAATTCCGCGGGAATATTCGGATATTGAAACCGTGTATTCCGGTTATCCATTATTGTGATTGCCCGTGTCGTCACCGCCATTTCTCTCGCGGTCTTTGTTAAGAATCCGATAATCCGGTTATGATGGTGGATATTCTGTTCGCGTCCCATAAAATAATCAATCGTGCGTTGGCTACGTCGATCTACCGGTTCGTTACAGCACGCATTCTCCAAGAAGGGCTCACTCGCCATATTCAGAAGAAGGGGACTACTGTTCTTCACAACGGAGTGTATCATCTGCTGAATCGACAAAGAGAAATAGAGACATTTACTTTCAAGGACAGAGAGTTTCACGTGTTGACCGGAATACCCGCGTTTCATATCTGTGATAAGATTGTCGGCGAATTCATCGGCTACATTCTGTGGCGTCGGCATATTGTCGAGAGATTTCATAGGTGGCATAAAATTCGACCAACGAAGGACGGATAGTTCGTCTGGGACTGCTTCGCTGCCGCCACTACCCGCACGCATATTCCGTATGTACTCACGCTTCGTTTCCATCCGCTCTTTCATCGCCGGTTTGGTGATAATAAGCGTATCAATCAGCGTCTTCAACTTTGCGAGAATATCGCCTTCCTTTTTGAACGATTTCAACGTATTCCAGGGCTCGATACTTGTCTTTATTTTATACGCAATACACGCAATATACATCATACCCGATGTATCACCCTCGCCGTCAAGTGGATACCCGGAAAAGGAACGTATACATCCGGCGTGTGTCTTCCGTGTCTTCGGGGTCGGAATGGCACACTGGATTGCGACGGTGAGATACGCGAGGGTAAGCAGAAGAAGTGTTTGAAAAAATGTTTCTTTATAGGGGGGCAGATGTTTGCCTTTCTCTCGGAATAGTTTCTCGGATCGCAGGCGGTATGCTTCTTCTGGTGGAACAGATGTATCAAGAAGCGTGAGTGTGTTTTGAATAATAAATTCACGTTCTTGGTGTAAATCAATCCCCATATATCCCGTCATTGTCGTGATAATATTGTTGATTATTTTCGCATTTGGTGTGTCGTATTTTTCTACAATACTCAAACCGTGGAGTCCTCCTCCTCCTGCGGCTGCGGCGGCTGATGCGGATGCGGCGGCGGCCGGTTTCGCCACTTTCAAAATGCCTTCCCCAATATCCGCTTCGATCATATCTCTCGTGACTAGCCTGAATCCCGCATCATCAAACCCTTCTTCTGTCTCGTGTTCGATTTTCTTGATGACAGCACCACTGAATTTATCCACCCACGCTTCACCGTCATCACTGATCGTCCCGCGTTCTTTACAAATCGTGTCGATGACGACATTGAGACTACCTACGCTGCCGCCCATCGCACCACCCTGTGATTGAATAAACGCAATCGCAATCGCCTCATAAAACGACGGAAGCAATTTCGCGTTGGATTTAATACAGTATAACCAGTGTGGATCCTCATCCATAATCTCATTGGCCTTGCGTGTAAAGCTGGTGATAAACTGCATGAGGTCATATTGACGTTTCACGAAATCGGTTTGAGCAACAATCTTGTCTTTCAGTGGCTCCATCGGTGAAATAATTGCGTCGAAGTCGTCGTCGTCGTCGTCGTCGTCAGCGTGAGCCGCGTCCGCGGAGTGAACACCAAGTTTATACTTACGATCATTGTATTTATAGAATTCCTTATGTTGTATCTCCATAATCCGTGCGATATTTTTCAGGTCGTATTCGAATTTCTTATTCACGAATTCCGTGAAATTCTCTCGCGTCACTTGATATTTCGCGTCAAACTCCGACTTCATTTTATCCAGGAACGCTTTCTTGATTGCGTCGGTGCCTTCCTTGCTCGAGATATGTGCGATGGCCTGTCCGCCGCCCGCCGCGCCGCCGAACTCGACCGTGCTTCCGCCTATGGCGTCCGCTTGTGCCATCATATTCTTCGCAGCATCCATCGCGAATGGAAGACAATCCCGGTCTACATTACAGAAATAATTCCGGTCACTGCTCGGGATCACTGCGGGGATGCTTGTATCACGCACCCATTTGCCTCCTTCGCGTTTATAATACAGGAATTTGGTTTCGGTTTCGCCGAGAGGATCGGCTTCATAATCTTGTTTCGTCATATCCGGCTCTAGATATTCTTCCACTTCAACCACGGCATAGTCTCCATCATTTACAGGCCGCATTCCCGGTCCAACGATGATTGCTTCCGCCTCTTTCTTCGCTTCATCGAATGTCATTTTCTTATTCTTGATGAGTTCATCCGCGAGGAACATTGTGAATTCGGTACTGCTCATTTGTTCTTGTTGGTCGCGATAGGATTCAATAAACGCATAATCCGTTGTGTCATATTTCTTATCGAAATAAACTGGAATATCGCCGTCATTGTCTTCTTTGACTGCGTCTTCATTGGGATAATTCTTCGAGAGAACGAGACCGAATCGCTTGGGGCCAGTGTCGCCTCCGCCCGCTGTCGCGGCTCCGGCTCTGCCTCCGCCCGCTGTCGCGGCTCCGGCTCTGCCTCCGCCTATCATCGCACCCGCCGACCGTAATTTATCGCTTTGTTCGCCCAGTACAAGATTAAAATCAAAAGGGGTAATAAGTTCGGTTGTTGTTATTGCGACAGCGTCCATATATAGTTTCGCATAATCAAGCGCCAACATCCGCGAGAGAAGTTCGGATGACGAGAGAAGGTTATCATTATACTCGGTTTGTTCGGCAAGTCCGGTAGCATACGCTCGACCACGCATTTGTTGCCGTTGTTTATCGTCGATCGTGCCTGCCGACGCTGACGCTGACCGGACTTGGACGTCCTGGAATCCGTACGCTTTAAATACATCCGCATCCATCATTTTACCCGATACAATCAGTTTATAGATGAGAGAAACACCGAGATATCTGACGTGATACTGAAATGAACGCAGACGCCCGAATTTACGGAAATTCGTCGCATAATTCCGTTTATATTCAAGCACTCGTTCATATAAAAACGCGACAATCTCATCATATTGTTTCACATTCAGGTCATCTTGATAGATCAGAAAAGGTTCAATAAACGCGAGAACATCCTGTAATGTAAGACGTCCGTGGATATACTGACGCATCATTTCAAAAATATTACGGGTTTTCGGTATAATAACATCCAGGAATTTCCGGTATTTATCGCGTTCATCAGCACCAGGTTCAAGAATAAATTGCTTGACTTCGCGTAGGAAATTGTGTGCGTTGAGGTCGAGAGGTGTATTCAGGTCGGCGACTTCGTGTGTCGTCAACGTCATCATCTGACGCAACATATCCCAGTAATGGACTTGCTTGGTATTCAGGTCGGATTTATCCAGAATATTGATACTTGGGAGTGCGATACGTGAGTAATAAATAACGGGTTCGGGGAATGTCATAAACCCGGTGATGTTCATTCGGTCGTTGGGGGTGAGTGGTACGAATTCGGTGGTTCGTTTGAGGATGGGTCCGGCCTCGTCTGCGTCTGCGGCAGCGGCAGCGGCAGCGGCCATTCGACCTCCTCCCCCGATGGGCTGAATTTTCGAGAGACCGAGATTATATTTCTGAATAACGAACCGGCGTCGTTTGATTTCTTCCCCCGCAACAACCGATGAGTAAAAGTCGTCGAGGTTATCAATTACCGCAGTTATATTCTCGTTCACTTGTTGTGTGGTTACAATTTCTTGGGAATAACGCGGTGCTTCTTGAGGTGTAAAATGACGCGCCGAGAGATTCGACATATATTGGGGGTAAGTAATTGTCCCGTCACGCCATTGACGCTGAAGTTCATTTTCCGCCTCTCGTTCATCTTGGATAAGTCGCGGTGCGATATCCATTTCCGCGGCGGTCCTCTCATCGATCGGAATATCGTAAATCACTTTCCGGGTTTTCACGATGGGAATAATCCAGCGAAGAGCACGGTCCATTCGCATCAGTGAATTCACAAGTGGGCGGAAAAGGGCACTTTTGGGGGGCGGAATGGAGGGGTTACCATTTGCGTCAAAGGATGAGAATTTATGCCGGAGTTCTTTAAATCTCTCAACTATCTTCTGAATATTCGAGAGAACTGCCCTAGATTTCTCGGTCGCAGGAACATTTGTAATGAGTGTACCCAGGAGGTCATCGCACTGCTTCTCTAAATTGAATCGGCGGTTTTCATCGGGGATATCGACCGTTTGGACAAGAACGTCTAATTCCTCGCCTACCTGGATTTGGTCTGCGTCGATAAGGATCGCTTTTAATTTCTCACGGAGAACCCCGGACGCAACCGGGGCCGCGACAGATAACGCTGAATAGTCGGACATTCCTACGGGTTGCTCTGTAGCGTCTTCTCCTGCGCCGAATGAAGACGCCGACGCCGACGCGGACGTACCCTCCTGTCGTGCCAGTTGACGCTGTTTACGACGCTCTTCCAATGTTCGCGGTGTACCTGTCGCACCCGGTGAATCAACAACAGCATCCATTCCCATCGTCAAAAATCCGGCGGACTCGCCGCCCTCGCCGCCTTCGCCAGCAACAGCGGCAGCGTCTCCGAACGCCGACGGTGCCGCACGTATTCGAATCTCCTCAATCGGAAGATTCTCTGGAATACCCATATATCCGAAATTAATATAGATCATCTCATCCTCCGGATATGTCCTTATTTCGATCATATCCTCTTCCAGATTCGTGATCATTCCCGTGATAATCGTCGGAATATCACCGCCGAAACGGATATCTACCCACGTAGAAACGACTAAATTATTCTGCCTCGCATACCCTTTTTCATCGGCACGACTTAATAGTTCGATTGTGGTTATACTTTCATCGGTTAGTTTTCCGGTTGCGTCAAGTTTCAAAATGACCTCGCCGAGAGAATCGGTGTCGATGAGTTTGATTTTACGTGAAGATAAATAATCCACAAGAAACATATGGTCGTGTATATCACTATTGGAGGGTGCGATGATCTTGATAATATCTCCGAGTTCAATCGATAATGATATGACTTCGCTGCTTCCGGCAGCGGCACCGGCGGCGAGTTCTTCTTCTTCTTCTTCTTCTTCGTGTTCTTGTTCTTGTTCTTCTTGTTCTTCTTGTTGTTCTTCATTTAGCGGACGTAACTCTTCATTTTCCATTATTGGTAAGTAATACTAATGTGTTTATATTACCTCGGGTATTGTGTATATATACCTATATATTTCGTGTATTATAATAATTTCCGATTATTATTATAACGTCAGTCAAACAAATATAAAGGTATTCGCAATGGGTATATACAAGTAGTATATCGTAGTAATGTTTTCTATTTCTTCTGCTGAATTGCCAACTCTGCCAACCTTTGTCCATAAGGTTTCACAAATCGCAGGTGCGGGTGCGGGTACGGGCGTCGATGCTAGTATCGGGTCGTCGTCGTCGTCGTCGTCCGAGGATCATACATTTCATAATTTGCGTTCGTGGTGCTCCGACAACGGCCTGATGGTTCATTATTCTAAAACTCCCTCCGGAACGTTTTATGTATTGAAGTATGACCGTGCTAAATTGAAAGACGCCGAGTATGAAACGGTGGGTCGTTTTCGTTCGGTGGTCTTTGACTCCAACGGCGAGATTTGCTGTATCGCACCACCGAAGATGTTGAAGCTGACGGAGGAAATGAAATCGTGGCCTGTGAATTCAGAGTGCGGTCACTTGAGTGCGGAAGAGCTCGTAGAGGGAATGATGGTGAATCTCTTTTATTATAAGGGAACCGAGAAGTGGTATGTTTCGACGAAGAGTAGCGTTGGTGAGGTGTCATTTGATCATATCCACGAAGCGGCGGCGGCGACCGTGGAGGGTGCGACCGTGGAGGGTGGTAAACTGAATATCCAGGAGGTATTGCGTCGCCGTATTTGCGATATTTTGAGTGTGCTTCCAGGCGGCCTTGAAATCATCCCTAAGCAGTATTGCTACTCTTTCGTTCTTCAACACCCCAAGAACCAAATTGTAAATGTAATCACGGTTCCGAAATTGTATTTGGTGGCAGTGTATGAAATTGTTCACCCGGAATCTGCGGACACGGCGTCGTCGGCGGCGACGACGGCGACGGTTGGTGTTAGTGCGATCCGCCTTGAACGCGACATTTTCTCTAGCAGTTTCGGTGGAACTGTTTCGCATATGCCTTCAGGGTTGACGTGTGTTGCGGATGAGACCGATGCCATTACGACTCATACGGTTGATGATTATTGCCGGATGTATGGGTCGACAGAGACGCGAAGTGTTTCATTGCCGGGTGTCGTGTTCCAGGATAGAGATACTGGATTCTGCTATAAACAACGCAATCCTAAATACGAGAGTGTGAAGAAGCGTAAGGGGGTAGAACAGAAGTTGATGGCACAGTATCTCCAACTGCGTAAGGATCGGGCGATTGACGAGTATTTGAAGTATCACCCTCAACATTCCCGGGTGTTTAATACCTTCCGCGAGCGTCTTCACGAGTATACAATGCGTTTGTATGATGCGTATATCGAGCATTATGTCAAGAAGAACGCGAAGTCGTTGAAAGAATATGACCGGGAGTTGAAGACACATATGTATAAGCTTCACTATGATGTCTTTTTGGCGACGATGAAAGAGGCGGGGACGTTTGTTACGAAGCATACCGTTATCAATTATGTGAACCAGTTGGCGGCGGCACAACAATTGGCGTGCTTAAATGGTGCGAGTGCGGGGGTTTCGCAGCCTACGGGCGACAATGGGGCGGTGGCGGCGACGGGTGCGACGACAGGCACAGGCGAAAGACGTCGATTTCTGCCTTCTCAAGGTAAACATATTGAGCGTAGTAGCACAAGCGACGCAAGGAGCGGATTTCGTATCGGGAGACCTACCCGCGGAAGGAGTATGCCGACATTGACGATTCAGATTCCTAGTGATACAGTAGATTCTGGCACGGGGGGGAATGTAAAGGGAAGCAAGACGTCGGGAAGCGTGAAAGTCCAGAATCAGTTTGCGGGTCTAGATGTTGATATATAAGAACCCCAAGAATAAAATTGAACTAATTTGATAATATTAGTATTTACTATTATCAAAGAACGAAGAATGTCATTTCCAAACTGTCCACCATCGACGCCACTTCCCGAACAGACTGAACTCTATTTCGGTTGGTTTTCGGAAGCACAGCAACAAATGCGTGTATCGAGCCCGACGGAACACAGACATAACGGAAAATACATCATAAGCCCGCCGTATTGTTACTGGACGCAAGGCGACCGAAAAGTGCTTGTTACGGAAATTACGCATTCGAGTATACCGACGGCACGACAGGTGAAAAATGGCGATATATATCTTGGCCAGGTGGATAAGTATTGGGGGCGGTCATATACACGACTCAGGGCGGAGGTGGCGACGGCGGCGGAGGTGGCGACGGCGGCGGAGGTGGGGAAGTAACAAGGTGGTGGTATATAACACACCAAGGACGAAGTAGGATCGTTACTATGATCTATCCCACCACGGTTTAGAGTCATTACTAGGTTTTGGGGCATTTCGAGCTTTCCATGCAGCAGCAGCATCATTCGAAGTAAATGTAATAGGATTACTGGCAACCGAACCTGAATGTAAATTAACAGGAGTCTTGGTTTGACTAGCTTTCCATTCAGTAATTTCTTTATCTGTTAACATTCGATTTACAGAAGGTGCGGAAACCGGAGCGGCAACCGGAGCGGCAACTTGTGCTGCTGCTTGCGCTTCGTCTAGTTTACTGTCATCGATGGGGGTTGCTTCTACCTCGGCACCCATTTCATCCTTCGTTTTATCAACCTTATTTAATGCGGCCTTTAAACAATCGTATATACCTTTTGTTTTTTGGTTATCTTTAAGCGATTCGATATCAGCCCGTTTTTTTTGTATGAACTTATCAACTATTCCTTTTACGAATTGTGATTTCGATTGACTTTGCCGGAATTCTCCAATACGTCGAACAAACTCGTCTATTATACTTTCTTCTTTTTCTGGTAATATCGGTTCGGCTTGAGCTTGGCTATCTGTAGGGGGCAGCGTACGGAAAGCATCTTCAAAACACTTGACCATCTCTGGATACTTTGCCTGCATCTCTTGTTTTTTAGAGTCAAAAATTTCTTTCGCAACAACTGGATTGGATATCATTAATTTTGCGATGTAAATATACGTTCCGATGTACAACATCATTTTACTTATGTTAATGAGTGTCGTGACAAACCCACCTAGTGCCAAAGCCGCAATTTCGGCTGTGGTCGGTGATGAAAAAGATGATAATTTATCCTTTAATTGGTTGGCTTGTTGTTCAAAGAATTCACGCCCAGATGCTGTAGCACTGTTTAATATACTAGATCCGGCACTTTTCATTAACCCCGCCCCAAAACTAGCCATAGATGAAAAGCTAGGCCCAGAAGACCCATACGTGAATCCTCCTCCTCGTTGCGTCTTATGATTATGCTTACGCTTATGCGTCGTCTTACGACGACGAATAACTCTCGACTTCCTAACAGTCCGACGTTTTTTATACGCACGTTTGGATGAAGAACGTTTCACCATTATAGACGATTATACATTATAGTCATACAATATATTTATGAAGGAATATGCTAAATACGGAAGCGTGGCGGCGGACTTGAATTTTTAACATCCGGGTTACGATTCTTATTAAAACCTTTCTGGGTCGACTTAATGGATACTTTATATGGCGATGAATTCGGTGTTTGATACTTATTAGATTCATCCTCGCCCAGCAAAAAATCCAATCTTTGAGCCGGATCAGTCGGATTCGGGTTTTTTATTGTTGGTGCAAATCCTTGCCTGAATGATGGACTCTCTGTAATCGGCTTCGTTTTTCCTTCAACAAATAAATTCGGAGGCGGAGGACTTGATAATTTAGACGAAGGCCCGACTGGACTTGAAAATGTAGGTTGCGGAATATTTTTACCGGTAGGATCATTATATGGATTACCTGGTTTAATGGGTGTGTAAAATACAGGATTGCGGATATATGGGCGAGCAGGTGTTTGATTTGCGAATAATTCGCGTCGTTCATCGTTATATTTTGATTTCTCCATACTATCACTAATACCTTTCCCGGTAATAAACAAATCAATTGGATCGGTAGTTTTTTTTTCAGATTCATCAATAAATTGTTCTGAAAATGTCTTATGTGGAATACCATAGGGTGTTCCATAATGTCGTTCGTTTGCGTTTGTAAGTGCTTTATCATATGGAGCGGGTTCGCGACCAAAATGATACATAATTTCGGGTGGACCATTTCGTTTGATATGATTAGTCACTGCTGCTGCGGCTCGTGCTCCGATTCGGGATGCGAGAGGCATCCCTCCTCTTTTTGTGGTTCGCCCGCGTCGGCGTCCGCGTCGGTGCTTATTACTACGCGTATTGTTTTTGACGCGCTTCGCCGCCGAACGTTTTCGACGGGTTTTCGTTACCATTTACATTATGATAATAAAACATTTTCGTGATTATACTAAATGTGTTATTACTGTGTTTATTTGCGGGCGGTGCGACGATGACGGTTGGAGCGGCGACGACGGCGGCGAGTGGAGGTGGTGCGTGATTTGCGGCGGCGAGTTGAGGCGGTGCGTGATTTGCCACGCCCCCCCCCCCCCGCTCCACCAAACTTCCTCTCCGGAAGGGTTGGTGGGGTTGGGTCTCTCGTGTAAGGGTCAGATCCGAAATACAATAATATTTTAACGTCTTCTGGCGAAAAATCAACAACCTTTCCGGTTCCTGTATGTCCTCTAGGATCACCTGAACGTTTCCAAGCCGCTCGTTCTACCTCATTTAGACATTGACAAACCTGTTCTGGAGTCAATAGATTTCCAAGAAACTCTTCAGGATCTTCAGAAATGTTTGTAACATCTCTTATTCTTGGAACGGCTTTTCCAATCTTTTCAAAAAAAGAAGGGTTTAACGGTTCTACTGGGTCATCTCTAATTAATTTTCTCACCTCTTCATACGCTTTCTCAACATCAGCCGTCTGACTACGTGTTGTACTATATATCTTGACGGCATCATAAAAATGGTGATGCATATTTGAATGACTCTTATCAAGATCTTTAGGATCGACTTTTATATATTTTATATATTGCTTCCTAGGTCCAAGGTTACTAATTCCAATGCTTTTATACAATTCATTTATTTTACGAATTGCCGCCATTAAACTAAAAAAACGTAATTCTTCTGGAGTTAGTTCTTCTGGTTTTGGTTTTGGTTTTGGTTCCATAATAGATGTTATATTATACATACACCCAACATTAAAAAAAACGTCATACCCGCGGAGCGAAGCGACGCCAGCGCCGTTGGGGGGCGCTACCCCCGCCGAACGTTTTCGACGGGTTTTCGTTACCATAAACATTATGATAATAAAACATTTCGTGTTTATACTAAATGTGTTATTACTGTGTTTATTTGCGGGCGGTGCGACGACGACGGTTGGAGTGGCGACGACGGCGGCGAGTGGAGGTGGTGCGTGATTTGCGTGCGATACGTGATGACTTGTATTTTTTTCTACGACTTCCACCCTTTACACCCAAGTTCTTATTGGAACCAGGTGGATTACTCAAATCATTCGGTCTAGTATCAAAATTTTTTTCCTTTTTAGGATCCGATAAGATGGAAGGACGTTCATCATTTAAACCCGGCGACTCACCTAATCCACTCTCCGTCTGTAAAGTCATTGATTTGCGAACGAGTTCGTGTTGTGAATCGTCTTGTGTTGCGCCGGTTGACATATTATACATACACCCAACATTAAAAAAAACGTCATACCCGCGGAGCGAAGCGACGCCAGCGCCGTTGGGGGGCGCTACCCCCGTTGAAAAGGCCGCGCCGCTTTCTCCACCACAAGCGGTTCCGGCAAAAACACCGCCATTCTCTCGAAGAATTTCACCTCGGGTAGACTCTTCATATGCGGCACAACCGTCGCCTGCGGTTCGACGAGGTTCGTGGAATTAATGCCAAATAACGCGGATTCAATATCCACGGAATTGGAGGAGAAATGTTCGCGAGACATCTTCGTGGGGAGAATGCCTACACTTTCAAACGCGAGGGCGGGTTCAAATGCTTTTCCGGCATATCCGTTCTCAAACGTGACATAGGTTCGCGCGAGGCTTTGCGAGTTTTGCTCGATCTTGAAATCGGTGCGTGTATTCTTGTTTCGGGTAGCGGCCATTGTTGTAATACTACTGTGATTATATAAAATAATTATTCTTATATACTTATTATTCTATATATATTATTATATGAATTCCTAAATCAAAACATCTGGCGAAGAGAATCCGCGATTTCATCCCGGAGTGTTTGCGGAATATCTTCGCCATATTTGGCGTGACGCATACACGTATGGAAGAGATCAAATATCTGGAATGAAAACATCATACAGAAAATCATCTCGCTATTATCACCTCCTGCTCCACTTCCGGCCAGCGGATGACTCGCTAAAATCTCTCGGATCCCCGGATTCTCTCGGAATCGTTCATACAAGTCATCAATTACGGCGGATACGATCTCAGGGTGGTATTCGGCGTCAGATATCCCGAATGCTTGAAGAAACTGGATACGGAATAGTGTATCTTGATCATCGGTGTCTTCAATCATCTTATAGGTGAGGACGAGGTCGTAATTATAGCCGGATAGATCGAGTGCGGCGGGGGGGTCAGGGACGGGCACGGGTTCAGGCACGGGCACGGGCAGTTCATCTTCAGGCAGTTCATACGGTTCAACAATTCCGGCGGTTTCGTTCATTATATAAATTATTATATGAAATAATACTTTATACTGTTTCGCGTCTCGCCTCGCCTCTCGTTCCGTCCCGCAGAGCGGGACGCCACTCGCTTCTCGGCTCGGTCATCTTCGCCAAATTATCCCTCAGAATCGGCGAAGATGACCGAGCCGAGCGAAATACCGGAGCGGCAGCGAAGGTATGTAGCGAGGCGAGAAGCGGATGGATGTAGTGAGGCGAGACTTACTTACTACCGTTAAAGAGATACTCCTGATCTCTCACCAACTCACGCGACGGCACACCTCCACGAATCCAGCCATTGACCGCCGCGCCTTCCACATAATTCGCCGGGTTGTTAATGGTCGACTTAAACTCCTCCTGAAGGGGATAATCCGTGTGTGCCGCATTCAATTGTTCCGACAGTTGAGTAATGCTCTTCTTATTGGTATTCGTATCGCCCTGAAGCATCCGGGATTCAAAATCCACATTCACGGCGCCGCGTCCTAAAAAGGGAACAGTCTTGAAAGGGCGTTCGAGAAGACTCAATTTACACTTGGCGTGAGTATTCAAGCTGCCAATAGAAAGCTCAGAGTTGGTGTCGATATTACAGCCTCCAAACCCCGTCTGGTGTCCACCTTTATAAAACACGTTAGGTTGACTCGTCGCGAATTGGATAGGACGTTCCATCTGGCAATCCGTAGAGAAGAAGTTGTTGAGCGCATAATTCGCCGCGTTTAAGTTTTGAACATTGCGTTGCGAGAGATCACCCGTGTCGCAACCGATGCGCGACATATTATCAAATGTGTAACTATGTACGTAAGCCATCTTACTATATTATACCTTATGTAATTAACATAGATATAATATTATTTTGCTAAACTGTGGCGGGCGGTGGCGGTCGCGGGCGGGCGGTCGCGGGTGCGGGCACGGTGATTACTGCCCGATAACCTGCCCCAATCGCGAGTTGATGCGACCGCACGCGAATTCATCGCCTTCCTTACACGACTTCATTTCGCCATAACAGAATTTCGCGAATGCGTCCTGGTCGTTCGGGATACGTGTATTCGCCACCGGATGGAACTGACGCATCGACGATTCAAATACAGCATTATCACCTAAAGTCCCGAATAATTTCCCATATGTTTCTTCCGGAGTATGATTCGGTGGTATGGCCGGAACATTACTATTCTGGTAAATCACATTACTCGCGTTCGTGTCGATACTTCCGCTGACAAACTGTTTCGTGGATTCATTAATATCGCCTTCCACAGCGGGATTAAATGACGGGGCCGCGTTCCTACGTTGCGGATTATCGCTGATCTCCGGTAAAAGCGGATTCATCATCGGGTTTTGCGGTGTCGGCGGCGTGAAATCCTCTCGCATCAATTCATACATTTCAGGCTTCTCGATATTATTCGCGAACCCCTCCTTGGTTTTCAGGATTTTCTTCGCTTGCTCGACTTCCGTTCCCGCTTTCCCCTTATGTACGAAATTATAAATCATAACAATAATTCCTAAAGTAATGGCGCCTAAAATAAATATCGAGAATGCCGACGTGATTAAATATCCTAAAATCGTGGCGAGGATGACGAATCGTGTAATCGCGTTCAATTTGGCGGGAGGTTCCATCGTCTTCGACGGCCATATCTCGCGAATATAATCCTTATTCATAAGAATACTTGGATCTTCCAGCCAGAATACTTGGTCTTTCGTCATTGTTTATGTGTGTGTGTATGATATTTCGAAGAATAGAAATGTATAAGTTATTATACTCTTATATATTACTAGAAGGATTTATACCTGCGAAACTTTCAGTCGCTCTTTTCCTTGTTCGAGGCGGGTGCGGGTGCGGGTGTGCGTGGCGTCTTCGCAGGTTTCTCACCTGATGTAAACACTGCGGTATTGGCTCCGCTGGCAGGTGCTTGCTGCTGCTGCTGCTGCTGCTGACGTTCTTGAACCTTCTTCAATAATCTTTCACGCATTTGTGCCTGTTTCATATTCCGGTTCAATTGTGACTGCATCGCCCCGAAATTCACTTTACCGCCTCCTCCACCGCCTCCGCCGCCGCCCATTCCTCCGGGCATATTCATCCCCATCTTGCTTAACATACTCGCCAGATTATTCATCCCCGGCATATTCTTCATCTTTGACATCAACTCGCTCGCCTCCTGCATAATCTCGCTCTCTTTCAGTTCACCTGACTTCAGTTTGGAGTCCAATTTGGAGCCGACGGACTTGATAATACCTGACAACTTGGCCGGGTTTTTAAGAAGTTGTTGAAATACACCCTTCATCGATGTCTCGTTTTCCATATTCAGGTTCAGATCGGTCGCGGTCTCTTCTGCGATTTCTTTGGCGAGTTTGCCGATTTTGCCATTTAAGATAGACGAGAGATGCTCGTGGATGGAGCTGGCATCGGGGACGGGTGGTGCGGTGCCTGGTGCTCCCGAAAATGCCTCATTCATAAACTCGGTTGCCTTCTTAAATGTTTCGTCGAGACCCTCTGCGTCTGCGGCACCCGCGGCACCATCGGCACCCCCCCCGGATGCCCCAAACATCGACCCCATCTCGCCAATCACTTCCTCAAGTTTGGTCTTCAGTTCATTGTCGTCGATGGCCTCGAACAATTTGGCGGTGTCTCCGAATGAACCCATATCCGAGAGATTATTCACGATGGAAAAGAGGATGAGCTGGAGATACTTCCAAATAATATCCTTGGTGTTTTCGGTGATATCTTCGGTGGCCCAAATCTCGCGGAAGTCGACGCCGGGGAGGAAGTTGCTCGTTCCGCTGCTCGCTCCACCAGCGGAGCTGGTCTCGCTCGCCTGTGCTTTGCTCGTGTCGTTCGTTCCACCAGCGGAGCTGGTGCCACTCACTCCACTCGCCTGTGCTTTGTCCGCGTCGCTCACCTGCTCGTCACGGGGGCGAAGACCTTCGCGTGAGGAACGTGTGGAGCCGGCCTCGCCGGCGGAAGGAGTTCCACTCGCGAAACCGGAAGGAGTTTCACACGCGAAAAGGGTTTCATTCTTATACAAAATATCAAAAAACTTCACTGGATACACCGCTCGACAATGTGTATACAATTCAATATACAGCTCATCCGGCATCGGTTTCATTTCGTGAGAATATCCTAAATACTTAGAGAGTGTTTCGCGGTACTCGGGAAAGGAGCAGTCGATATCGCGCAGGAAGTCCAGAATAATGGTTTGAAACTCCGGGGAAATATCCTGGATGGTTACGGGTTTCGACGACGACGACGCGGGCTTGCCTGTGCCTCCGCCGCCGCCTTTTCCAGCCTTCTTATGTTTGTTATGATTCTTGCCTCCTCCCATTGTTTTGTAATATGTATAATTAAGATATCAAATATTTAAGTTAGTTATACTCCGTAAAAATTGAAATGTTATTTTACAAATACAGTAATAGTAGATCAACTGAATATGGAAGACGAAACTACTACACAACCCACCCCCGACGTACCGAAGGCGACCCTAAAAACCGAAGATACAGGTAAGATTTTCGAGAAGGCGATTTGCGATGCTTACGGCATCCCTTATGATGGGCCGTTTCAATACAGCCAGGCTGATGTGGATAAGTTGACGCCCCGCTTAAAGCGTCTCGTGACTGACAATTTGTTCCCGGCGTGTGTTCATACCGCAAGCAAGGGTGCCAGATATGACTTCACCGCACTAGGTAGCGGTAGCAGCAGCGACAGCGGCGGAGTCCACCTTTCCGCAAAAAGCAACAAGAAAAAAGGCGGCAAGATCGCACCACAAGTCGTCGGACAATCCCATCCACAAAAGTTCTGCCAGGAGCTCGGGATTGAATACACGACCCCTGAAAACCTGAAACAATACATCCAGGCGAATATTATGACGGTTTTACCGATGCTTTGGAAATACACGTTTGACTCACCGATTGTGTATTATGTTAAAGATACCAATGACATCCGGTTCATTACCGCGTCGGGATCGCCTGACTGGAGTTCATTTCAATACGTGTGGACACGTACTCACGACAAGTGGACAAACTCTAGCAGCCTGAAAGTTGTTATCGAAGATCACGGAGAAGGATGTGGAAAACGTAAAGAAGAATCCATTTTGGAGTTTCAGTTTCATACCAAGAGCAGGCAAAATATGGCGGTTCGTTGGACGATTGATAAGGTTCTTCGTATTTTCAGCGAGCATTTCACGGTAGTGTCGTTGTAGTCGCAGTCGCGGCAGCGGTCGCGGTGGCAGCGGCGGGGTCAGTAGAGACCCATTTTTTTTCAAGACAAAACAGATATTCTTGTATTGCCTTGTCTTCATTATATTCAAACGACTTGAACCGTTTGTATTCACGCTCGATGACCGAGACCGTTCCATATCGACGCAGGATTTCCAGCATTTTCTCTTTTGACACGATGCTTTCACTGTTATACGACAGAAAGATCCATTTGGCACGTAGACCGCGTATCAGAGTATCAAACGCGGTTTCCGAGGCGACGCCTTTTCGACAGAAGGGGGATAGAAAGCAGTCGGTGGGAATACCGGTTTTTCCTTTTAAGGGGGGCTCGGTGTTTAGTGACGCGGGAGTCTTCGCGATGATATTCAGCGGGAAATAATTCTTCGAATATTGGCGTTCATTATAAGGAGGATCCAAATACGCGATATCTACCGGGGGGAGGGTGGCGGAGAGGAAGGTGGGATCTGTTACGTCAGCGTGGAATGTAGCAGACGCACACGCAGACGCACACGCAGTAATCGTGTGTATCGGAAACAATACAATCGGCTTGGTGGCTTTAGCCTTGAAATTCTTGAGATAACATCCATAGACTGCGGGGACATTGCTGACCGCGTCGGCACTAATAATAATTGACGCAAGGATGAATTGATATTCGTCACGGGTCAGGTCAGCGACGGTTTCCAGCATCGTACGCATCGCGTCTATCCTGTGTGCGTTTTCAACCGTGAAGAACATCCGTTCATTTCCTTCGAAGGGACTATAATGTCGCGTGACAAATCCGGGGGGGTGCGTGGCGGGTGTGGTGGCGGCATTCATTTCGGCGATAATGTCACGGACTCGCTCTGTATACACTGACCGGGTAAATGCGTGGGCGATCACCGAGCTATATAATTCGGAGTCATTGGAATAAATGGTTGATGTGCCTTGTTGGCGAAAATGATGAGATACGACACCAGTCCCTGCGAAGAGGTCTGCGACGGTCTTGTTTTCAAATGTCGCGAAACCGGTTTTCTCTTTTATATAATCGGTGAGCCATTGGAGGAGCTGGTATTTTGACCCGATATAATTGAGGCGATGGATTTTTGCGGATGGGGGTGGTGTGCGGGACTTCTTCATTTGGAATGGAATCGATATAATAAATGTATTATTATGTTTATTATGGTTCAATTTTATGATTATGGTAATGTAAATATAGATAAAATACCGCAAAATTAAGTATGAAAATCGACTCTATTGTAAGTATTGGTGCGTCTTGGATAACCCCGATGATGGTAATGACCATAAAGAGGAATTGTGTGTAAAGTAGAATGCGAAAATTGTCTACGTGGCCGTGTTGGCCGCCGTGTTGGCCGCCGTCTTGGCCGTGTAATACGCTGCGATGTATAGTATGCCCGGTCATAAACCCTATAATCGAGAAAAATACGACCCCCGCAAATATGTAATGAATCGAATTTGTTTCAGGGATATAAATGACGCCGAATATACCGATAAGAATAAGGACAATCGAAGATAATGACCACCACGACGATTTCATATGTTTCACACAACGCTGAAATTCATAGATGATTGTAAATACCGCCATAATAAACATACACGCGGCGATAAAGTGTCGCGTTTGTATCGTTAGTAATACAGGATCTTGACTCGTGAGGATACTTGAAATACTTTTACTCTCATTGTCGTTGTTGTTGTACTTGTAATAGACATATGCGATAGGGATAATATAGAATGAAAGCATTAAAGCCAAAAGTATGTGTTGGTTTTCATACCATTTCATTTTCTATATTATACTAAAGTATATAATAATTCACCACTCATATGTTTTCACAGCCGTGCTGACAATCGCACATGTTTCCTTGACCATCTGTGAATATGCGGGCGTTCCGCAAATAAATACCGCAATATCATCTGGTCCGTTTGTTCTGTCAGGCGAATCAATAATTCCGGTGAGATAGTCAATCAGTGTCGCGGGGGTTAGTTTCGTGTTTTCATCGGAAATGAATAGTCGTTCTTTCACGGCGGTGTGAGATAGACGTAATACCGCGTCGTCGCGTGTCCGATATGATGACAAATAATGAAGCTCCTGGTCGTGGTCGTGGTCGTGGTCGTGGTCGTCCTGGCGATTCTCAAGCCACGCAACACCCATACTATACAGAGGTGTGATTCCAGACCCACACGAACACATCACGATAAATTTCGCACGGATTTGTACGTCATCGCATACAAACGACCTGATAGTGGGGGATGCGTCATAATATTTACGACCAAATGGTCCTTTCACAAACACGGTTTGATTGACGAGATACTTATCACAAATAAGCGGAGATACTTCGCCGTTTGGCATACGTTTAATCAGAAAGGTCGCTGTGTCTGCGGCTGCGTCTGCGGCAGTGTATTCCACCGGTGTATACGGCCGTTTCTTCGTATCAAAATACAGGTTGAAATACATCCCCGGTTTATATTTCGGATATTTCTCGCAGAACTGGACTGTGATTTTGTTATGAATTTGACCGGTTTGTTTACCAATCGTAATGTTTTTATAGACCCGATGGTTGGATTCTTCACGGATTCGATGTTTATCAAATAATGCGTCCAATGATTCTTGTCCAGTATAGCAATAAAATGAGAAAAGTGGTATGGCGAATAATCCGAAAAGGTACATACTATCCGCGAAGGAATTGGCCGGAGACGACGCGTATTTTGCGAAACACCCAATCAGTGCGACCAATGTCCAGAGGACATATTTATTGAGTTTCAAGTGGACACGTATGTATATAAGAACGATCCCTAGAATCACAACCGGGTATAATGTTGGGTCTGTTGCGTTGATCAAGTACACGATAAGAAGACTACCCCCGTATAAAACGTGATACCAGAATGCGGAAATGATGTTTTTACGGACGAGGGTCATTAAAAACGACGCGATTTGGATAGGGAATGCGACGGCGAGGACATATGGGATTGTCCCGAAAAGACAGACGATTGTCGCCATAAACTGCGAATGTGTATAGAAATACTTGATTGCGGATTGAAGCGCGGCGGGACAATCACTCCAATACGGCATTGTCGCCGTCGTCGTCTCTTTCTTGTTTTCACGGAGATATTCGGTGCTTACATCCGCGAGTTTCATCGCGAGGAGGACGATGGCGAGGCGGACTACGATGGCGGTAGGAGAACGTGTGGTGTCGCTGCCGATGTCGCTGCGATGGAACAGGAAATACAACACATTGATAATGAGAAAACTCCGTACTGCGAAAACAATGGAATGTGCGCGGAACTCCTGCCAAATCATCGGTAGAATCCCGGTGCGTGTCCGTGGGATGAGAAACTGGAGTGCGGAAAGCGAGAGAATACTGTGAACCCACGTAAGTCCGATAAATCCGCTATCCACACTTCGCAGGGTCATTTCGGCCGCGGCGCCGCTATAAAAACAGTCGAAGAGAAGATAGAAATAATTCAGAAGCGAGATGACACCCATTGTTTTATGAATATGGAATTTGTCCTCGTGTGTGACGAGTTTAGATATTTTGGTCTTATTGTATTCCAGCTTATGATTGGGGTTGAATCGGGGATCATCTTCCGTCAATTCTTCTACTTTATAGTTCCCGAGTAAATTAACAGCGTACTCGGAATGCCCGACTTCGTTGAATTTGGCGGTGAGATTGGGGGTTGTTTCGTCATTGTCGTCTGGGTCGGATGACTCGTGTTGCTTGATATATTGTGTAAATACACTAGTTCCTCCAGGATGTTCCGGAATAAATGTGGTTATATCGTAAATATTGTTATTGATTATGATACGCATTCGTCGTATGTGTCTAATAACAATATTGAATTATGTTTATGTTCTTTATTACAGTTTCACTCGATACTTGTATGATTTTGATTTGGGGTTTTGTGCGGATTTCGTTCTTCGTGCCTTCTTTCGAGTGGCACGACCGCCGCTTTTACTAAGCCATCCAAATAAACCTTTATTTTCGGCGGGCTGAGCAGGAGGAGCAGTAGCAGTAGTAGTAGCAGGAGCAGTAGCAGGAGCAGGAGCAGTAGTTGTAGCAGGAGGAGTAGGAGCAACACCCACCGCAGGGGGCTTATTAATATTAGCAGTAGACCCCACCTCAACTCCAGGAGCAGCAGGAACAGTAGATAACTCTTTCGGGGTTAAATCTTTAATTTGTTCAACTGTTTTGGCATTATCTTTCTCTGTCGGTTTGCTTATACTTTGTACAAATTTATACACTTTTTGAAAATACACAGCAAGATTGTCGTTACTTATTAAATTTGTGGGTTCTTTTACTAAATATTCAATAATTCGAATATTCGTATCCGCAGTGTGCTTATTAGATTTAAATGGGTTCCAAACACCACCATGTTGTACTACGATTCCATTTAAACGTATTGTAATCTCATTGACACACTTATTCAACCCTTCGTCAATACTGTTTTTTTTTTCAGGTGGGACCTCACCTTCTATATTAAGTGATTTTAATGTAGCTAGTATATCTGGCGGGTTCGCATCAAATTTGGCTTTTTGTAATAGTTCAATATATGGTTTTATAACTTGATCAATAATTGTAGCTTTTAATGTATCATCATACCCTTCTCCGTTCTTTAATTGTTCACATAATTTAAGGATAGCTTTATGTAGTTTTGGACGATAAGTCGTGACAACATTACCAGCACTATCTGTTTGCGTATATTCTATACAAATCGAATCAGTTGTTGTCTTTCCAGAACCTCCTTGTCGGCAATAATCAAAATCGACCTTAATTGCCAAGATATCATTTACAAGTATTCCTATTAGTAAATTCTTATACTCGGGACTACCTTTCACTTCATTATTTCTCATAATAAAGTCTGTTATTGCTTTTTCTAGTACTGCGGGGTCTGACTTTTGATTTATAGCTTTAGCGATCATAGACATTTGAAGAACGTTTAACACTATATTAAATTCCCCCATTGCGGTCGTTAAACGAATATTCAATCTGACTATGTCGTCGATTAAATTACGATTCCATTCTTCAACGGGAAATCTTAAACGCTTAAATGACCGCTTAAGTGAATTATAATTCTCTTCGCCCCACCATCCACCAATTTGATTTTTACGTTTAACCAAACGTCTCCCCCCTGCATTTTGTCCGTTTTCTTTTTGGGTTTGGGCAATGATTTCAGCATCAACGGAAACGCCGCTGGTAGCAATAGCATGTTCGGCCGCACCACCAAGATCAATATTACTTAGTGCCTGTTGGTTGGTTACTTCATTTCGTATATTTTTATAATCAATATCATCTAATATTTGGTCGAACCTTTTGAATATAATCTTGATTTGTGCGGTGATCTCCTCCACGTTTATATCAAATTTATAAGTTCCACTTATAGATACCGTAAGATTGATCATTCTTCTTATCTTATCTAATAAAATGCTAAATTCGTCAAGTGTGCGTATTACTTTAAACACTTTCGCAAATTTTGCTCTCGCAGCAATAATCGCAAAATATCCTACAGCTATTAAACTACTAGCAACAATGAGCCCCTGTCCAATCGGACTAGCTATGATAGCACCCATACCAACCATTACAAAACCAGATAGTATGGGACTTTTGCTAATGATCTCCGCCAGATGTAATAAGCCTTCGGCTACAGTTGTCATCACGGCTGCTTTTTCTATTACGTTCATTTCTGTAGGACCATTATGTTCTCTAAATGCGTTTTCCTCTTTTTTTTCGGCATCGTGTTTTAAATCTTGTAATATTGATGTAACGTATTTTTCCCTTTGGTCTGGGTTTACTTGTGTCTTGAAAATCTCAAAAAGTTTTAGTTTTATGGCGGCAGGTATTTGAGGTAGGGTAATACTCCATTTTTGTTTTTGAATAATCGGATCAATCGCCTTCGCAAGTTCTATATCTGTTACTGTATTGGGTTGTTGCGATGCTTCTGCTGCTGCTTCTGCTGCTGCTGCTGCTGCTATGTTGGATTCAGAGGCAGCAGACATAGTGCTTAATAAATATATATATATTATTATTATAATATTACGTTGGATGATTACACCCCTCATACAAGACCAGATTCGCTAGATTAGCGACGATGTGGATAGCAGCGTGTGAGAATGTTGCCGGCCAGATGTGCCCTTGTGTCAACAAATAATTACTCCATCCGTAGCACGACGCGGACATTACGATGAGGGCGGTGTAGGTTGGCGTGGTGCGTGAGCGTGCGGGTGCGGGTGCGTATCTGAACGCATAATACGTCTGGTAGGTGACGCCCGATAAAACAACCGCGATATCGAGGGTACGTCGCCAGGAATCGCGGATGGGGTTGTGCCAGTAGAGGAGGGATGTCGCCCAGACAGAGGCGGGGACGATGGCGAGATGGGCGGAAGTCGCGTGAGAATATGCGTATATCGCGGAGGGAAGAGAAAACCACGCACAATACCAGATGAAATGTGCGTTTGGAAGGGGGAGGGTGAGGGTCTGCTGTTCTCTGTGAAATGTCGATAGTATACTATCACTCATATTTATATAAGAATTACAATTATATTATATTATATTATATTATAGAGTACATATTTAGGTAGATTATACTCAGAATTGAAACGAAATGTCTTGGTTTCAGTGGGGTAAAAAAGAGGAAAAACCAGAACCACCACCACCATCAACAGAAGAAAAAGAAGTTACAAAATACGTCCCAAGAACAGACGAAGAACAACAACTTCCAAAAGCATCCAAAAAAGAACCGGAGGGATTAAAACAAATAGCCAAAAGACAAATAGAATTGCGGAAAAAATTAAACGAGGGGGGAGTTGATAATAACAAAGCAACGCTTGTGGATGTTCAATGGGCATATTTCACATATATAGATAGGAATTATCAGGTTCAAAAGTGTCGGACAACAGTACGAAGGGGACAGTTTCATAATTTATGGTTTGATGATTTATTAATATATTATCCTGAAAGTAATCCTGAAAGTAATAATGAGTATGCTGCTATATATATGGAACATTTAAGGAACGGTCACAGATTGCTGTCTCAAGAAGATAAAGAAAACATTTTAGAAACTGGTTATTTTGACGAGAAGTATCTTGATCGTATAGTTAAATATCTCGAGACATACCATCAAATGCGCGAGGGCTGGAAATGGAGAGAACAAATAGAAATACAAAACGGTGGGCACAATCGGGCCAAATCCCATAAAAAATATAAGAAATCTAAAATTACGAAACACTCGAGGTCGATGTCCACGAGGCGGAAATACCGGTCACGGAAATTCAAAAACCGTAAATAATAACCTAACAAATGTTAGAATACACCAATGTCATATAAACCCAACTCGCGTTTATATTACATACAATGGTCCAACTCATCCCCGTTGGCACTGGTACCGCTGCCGATGCCGCGAATCCGACGCGAGAAGAGATAGACGCATATATCTTATCAGAACGAACAAATGATGTCGGTGTGGAGACCTTGTGCGGCATCATTCGAGAGATTCAGTGTAAAAGTGGGGCCGGTGCGTTACTCCATCCGGCCGAGGAGTATTTCGTTGAACGATGTTCTTCATTACCATTATCATTATCATTATAATATACGATTACTATTACTATTACTATTACTATTACGACTACGACTACGCAGTATCTGCTTGATGTGGCGGCTGCGTCTCCTTATCAATAATAACCTTCTTCGCCACTCTCTTTATGACCTTGGCGATATTGCCCTCCTTTTCCCCATCCGTGGCTGCCTTGGATAGTTTGAAATACTTTTCGTTTTCTTTGGAGCTGCTATTCATACATCGCGGATTGGCTTTCGCCCATTCGCTTACCAGTGCCACATTCTTGTGTTCGACCGCCAGGACTGCGTTCACCATTTTCGGGTGGTCGGGTCCGTCTCGTGCCCACTCATTGTTGTCCTTTACGTATAAAGTCTCACGCTTGACATCGCTACAATGGACAGGACGCTTGTATACATCCGTCTTTTGGAGGTTGTTGATCAGGATGTTCGACATTCCTTTTACATAGCCATCCCGTTCCACGTTTTCCAGGTCGGTCAGGTTCAACTGGATAGAATTCACGAAGTCCTTCATATTCATCGCGTCTTTACATTGCTCATTGAGGAACATGTTCATATTGAATGTGTTGTTGTTGCTATTGATGGTGTTGTGGTTACCGTTTGTTGCGACTCCGATGGAAGACGGGACTGTTGTGGCTGGTACTATGGCTGACTCTGGTATATGTGTTTGTGATTTCTTCATCATTTCCAGGATTTGTTCTTGTAGGTTGTTGTTGGTTTTTATTAGTTCAACCATCATTTTCTTACAAAATTGTGTGTCGGTTATTATATTCTGAAGTTCGGTTGATGTTATTTTGATATTCTCATCGGGGGGAAATTCGTCACTAGGTTTTGTTTCTAATAGATTATTGAATACGGGTTCAGAAATATGTTGTTTAACCGAAACACAAGTTTTCCTATGACGTGACAACCCAGAAAGATGGGAATATTTCTTATTACAGTTGGGGCAAATGAATGATATTGTTGATGACGGTTGGCACTCGGATTGATTATTTCCCATTATCTTTTGATGTTTATAGGTTGAAAGATGCGTGTTAAAATTAGATTGTTTAGAGCATCTAAAATCACATTTTTCGCATACGAATTTTTCGGCATTTTCAGCATTTTCGGCATTTTTTGGCATTATCTGTCCTAAAGAATGTCCTAAAATAGCGGTATAAAATAACCCCGCCGTTTCCGACGCACCGGCCAACCCCCGAAAATTGTCAGTGTGGCGTTTTCGGGACAAAAATGCGGTTTGTGAGCATTTCAGTCACAACCCCGGTTTTTGCGAGTTGAGCAATTCGTGTTTTCAAAACTTCCACGCGTAAACCCCGATTTGGACATTTCTGTGGACATTTCTGGCGGTTACCATAAATGCCTGGGAGGCATCCACCCATTCCGTACTATTATTGTAAGATATATATCGATCGTAAAGATTTATTCAAAATCAAACGGGATATTTTTGGCGGTTTTCTATTTCGAACGTTTCAATTTCACGTAGTTCCTATGCCGGTTTTTGACAATATCTCTTTCAATATCTTATTTTCGATCATTAGCTGCTTGATTTGGTCGAGTGTGAGTGATGCTGGGTCTAGTTCTGGCAAGGGAACCGGCGGTGCGGCCATTGTCACCTCTTTCGGAAGGGTAGGCCCCCGGCATATTTTGTTATGTCTATAAATAGATGTACGATATTTGAATGTTTTTTCGCATTTCGCGCAGGTCTTTTGATTCGAAGCGACAATATTGCCGTCATTTTGCTGGTGTTTACGTGTCTCCAAATGTCGGTTATAATCCTTTTTGTTGTCTGTAATATACAAACAATTCTGGCAATTATATACAACCGGTGGTTTTTGTGACATATTGTATTGTTATTGTATTGTATAATAAAAATACAAAAAATAAACGAGATAAATGAGCGTAGTGATCGCGTCATTTATTCATTTATATTCGCGTTCGTGTCTTTCTCAACCACCACATTCTTCGCCACGCGGCGTATGACCTTTGCGATGTTGCCCTCCTTCTCCCCGTCCGTGGCTGCCTTGGAAAGCTTCATATACCTTTCATTCTCTCGGGTGCTGCTATTCATACATCGCGGGTTGGCTTTCGCCCATTCACCGACCATCGCCACGTTCTTCTGTTCAACCGCTAGGACCGCGTTCACCATTTTCGGATGGTTGGGTCCATCACGTGCCCATTCGTTATTGTCCTTCACATATAAGGTTTCGCGCTTGACATCGCTACAATGAACAGGGCGTTTATAAACATCCGTTTTCTGGAGGTTGTCGATCAGGATGTTTGACATTCCTTCCACATAACCTAGACGTTCCACGTTTTCCAAGTCGGTCAGGTTCAACTGGATGGAATTCACAAAGTCCTTCATATTCATCGCGTCTTTACATTTCTCGTTGAGAAACATGTTCATATTGAATGTGTTGTTGGTATTATTGCTATTAGTGATGGTGTTATTGCTATTATTTGTGGTATTATTGGTCGTATTTTGTTTCTCGGATAAGACCCGTAGCACATTCATCATTTCTTGGTTATTTTGTAATATCGTCATAAACATTTCTTTTGTTATGGTAATTTTATCATCTACACACACAATATCGTCTGATGTTTTGGGTGTATGGATTCCAGACCCCTGTGAAGATAACGTCTTACATTTGGATATATGTTTATAAATACTTGTTCTAGATTTGAATATATTATGACACGACGAACACGAATAACCATCTGATGATTTTATAATTTGTTTGATTAAGCATCCACCATCGATATGCTTCTGTGTTAAAAGATGACGTTCATAATCTCGCTTACACGTTGTGTGAAAAACGCAAGGTTCGCATGTGTATGTATGTTTATGGTCCATTCTGTGTGGTGGTATTTTATACTATAGGTGGATACAAAAATCCACCTAAAGATACGCCTCACCGAACCGCCCTTCGTCCGTGCCACCGACCCCAAAAAAGTCAGTCACACGTTTTTTTAGATAAAACCCGAAAATAAGAGCATTATGGTCACAAACGTGTTTTTTGATGTTTTGAATTTCGTGTTTTAAAAGTCTCGCGAGCAAACGGCGTTTTGGACATTTTTACGGACAGGATACAAATCTCCAGCTGGCCACACCATAACATCAACCCATTTCGTAGATATGACACCATATTAAGGTAAGAAAGACAATTATCCATCCCAAACTACACAATGCCCGCCGGAGGCCATTCGCATCCCCCCAAATTAGCATTCCAATATTATATAATATGAAACCCCACAATTTTGGGGGATCAAATTTGAACGGAATATTTTCGGGAGTTTTATATTCAACCATTTGGTTTTGAACGGATTATATTCATAGGTTTATATTTCGATATTTCATTATTCATTCAATCATATCCATATCCTTCTCAACCACCACATTCTTCGCCACGCGGCGTATGACCTTTGCGATGTTACCCTCCTTCTCCCCGTCTGTGGCTGCCTTGGAAAGTTTCATATACCTTTCATTCTCGCGGGTGCTGCTATTCATACATCGCGGGTTGGCTTTCGCCCATTCACCAACCATCGCGACGTTCTTCTGTTCAACCGCCAGGACCGCGTTCACCATTTTCGGATGGTTGGGTCCGTCCCGTTCCCATTCGTTATTGTCCTTCACGTATAATGTCTCGCGCTTGACATCGCTACAATGAACAGGACGCTTGTATACGTCCGTCTTTTGGAGGTTGTCGATCAGGATGTTTGACATTCCCTTTACATAACCATCACGTTCCACATTTTCCAGGTCGGTCAGGTTCAACTGGATGGAATTCACGAAGTCCTTCATATTCATTGCGTCCTTACATTTCTCGTTGAGGAACATGTTCATATTGAATGTGTTGTTTGTATTATTGCTATTAGTGATGGTGTTGGTGTTTGTCGTATTATGACTATTTGACGTCCCTGCGTTGTGTAAACAGTGTTCCATAATTTTACTCTGGAATTCGGAATTTTGCTGAATCATCATCATCATCATATTCATAAGGTTCTTCGCCATATCATCAGATATTTGCGGTTCAGTAGTTCCTGATGGTATGGAGGCGGATGGCGAAGACAGGAATGACGGACAGGACGGAACGTTTGGTTCAGAACTATTCGCTTTACATATAGCCTTATGCTTGTATATACTTGTGCGGCATTTGAATACCTTGTTACAAGATTGGCAAACGTGTGTATTAGAAACAGGAAATGGTTGCTCTGATGTGGAAACACATCTGATGATATGTTTCTTTCTAGTTAAATGACGTTCATAGTCGGTTTTGTTGTCTGTTGTAAAATCGCAAGGTTCGCAATTATAACAAACACGGGGTTTATCCATTGATGGCGATAGAACGAATGGCGTTTATATTGTAGCACTACAAAAAAACCGCCTAAATCAACGCCGCCATTCGGACGCCTCGATTGGCCAAACAGGCCGATATACCCTTAAAATTATCAGTCACACATTTTTCACTAAAAAAACGAAAATAAGAGCATTTCAGTCATAAAACGTGTTTTTTTGAATGTCTGAAAATAACGAAATTTCGTGTTTTAAAAGTCTCCAGCGCAAACAGCGTTTTGGACATTTTTTAGACACTACTACAAATAAAAACGCATTGGCACGATAATTTTATCAGATTAACGCCGCCGCACCATATTAAGGTAAGACGGCTGTTTCGTATCCCAAACTACACAATGCCCGCCGGAGGCCATTTACATCCCCCCAAATTAGCATTCCAATATTATAGAATATGAAACTCCCAATTTTGGGGGATCAAATTTGAACGGAATATTTTCAGGAGTTTTATATTCAACCTTTTGGTTTTGAAACTTTTGAATTTGAAACTTTTGATTTCAAACGGAATATTTTCGGGGATTTTCCTTCCATACCTTTGAAATCCATTCCCTTGGAATCCTTTAATTTTTTTGATTTCAAACGGAATATTTTCCGGGATTTTCCTTCCATTCCTTCAAATCTGAATCTCTCGGAGGGTACGGTTTATAAACATCCAGCACCCATTCCATCGCCATCCTTCGGTGAATCCTCCCCCCTTCGGGAGATTCCGACTGCGATATATCGATGAATTCTGGTGCTGATAACGCCGGGGGTGGTATTATTCGTATTATATAAATGATACGATACGAATATTATATGAATATTATATACAAACACACACATCAAAAATGCCTGGAAGAAAAAGGTCTGGTTTAGCCAGAGATAGACGAGCCTATACGTGGTCAAACGAAACCCCTTGGTTGACAATTACCAAGTTCACCATTACATATAACGGTAATACCAATACCGGCGGTAATGGACCAACGGATAGTTCTTCGCCGTATACTCCCGGTTCAACAGTAACCATTTTAGGAAATACTGGTTCTTCCGTATTCGCCAAAACAGGATTCACATTTTCTGGATGGAACACCGCCGCGAACGGTTCGGGAACATCTTATTCCTCAGGAAATACATTCGCGATTCGTGCGAATACGATACTTTACGCACAATGGGTGGCCATCCCACCTGTATCAACGCCGACGGAATTATTCGGTGTAGGAGGCAATCAAGCAGCGTACATTTTGTTCACACAAAGCGGTAGCGTAACCAACTATGAATACTCTACAGACAACGGAGCCACGTTTCTGGCATTTAACCCTCCACAAATATATAGTCCTGTAGAAATAAATACACTTTCGTCGGATGGAGTCACACGGCTAACAAATGAAACCGTGTATACCGTCCGACTAAGGGCAGTGAATTCCGACGCAAAGAGCAATGATTCTGATCCCGTAAATGTCACTCCCACCGTAACAAGCCTGATAGCTACGAATCGCGTAATATACTTAGACGCAAACGACGCGGGCTCTTACTCCGGCTCCGGAACGACGTGGACGAACCTTGAATCTGGGGGCGCATACAGCGCAACACTCATCGGAACGCCGACATTTGACTCCACAACCACGCCAGGAAATAAGTATTTCGATTTTAACCGCGGAACAGCTACGGGACAATATGCTGAAATTACCCAAGCCACCGCGATCAACCCTGTTGTAAACCAACCCTTTACGATTCAAATATGGGCCAGAATCAATAATGTCGGAACACAGGGAACGCTGGTAAGTAAAATGTTCGGCCAGCCCCAAGATTATGACGGGTATAATTTGACCTATTTGGCGAATACATCTTTACAATTACATATGAACGGTTCAACGCGTGATAATCGATTCCCATCAGCAACAGGTGTGTTAAGCAGTGGATGGGTGCTCTACACCGCAAACGTCAATTTCGGAAATGGAGGAGACAGACAAAACAAGATATTCGTTAATGGTCGCCAGGTTATGACCGCAACAAGTAGTGAAATCAGTATTCCAACTGCTACACAAAATCTCACATTTCCCGCAGGATTTGGCGGAGATGGCGAATGCGATGTTGGTCAATTTTTGTATTATAATACAGAATTGTCGGTAACGCAAGTCATCCAAAATTATGATGCGTCAAAACCCAGATATATATAATACATCACTTTTTCATCGTGAACTCTAACCCTAATATAATCGCGATCATCGAAAACCAACTGAATCCGTAATTCAATGACGCACCTCGGATCTTTCCGTAAGCTCGCACCATAAAAGGGAGCATTATGAAAAAAAGGACCCAGGATAAGAACCACCCCGTGAATGCGTAGACGGAGTACCGGATGATTTCGTCATATTTGGAGTATAGACCACGAAGCGTATCCATTAGACCAGTATATTCAGTATATTCAGTAATATACTTATATATACAACCAATAAATTAGTTCACTTGCCGATATCCTTGAAAAACGACCTTTCGCCGTGTAGTGTATATTTCTTCCCGGTGCGGACGTCGACGTATCCGTCGGTTTCGGCACAATTCTGGGTTGGGAATCCGTTGCCGTACCAGTAATATCCGGTGATTTTCGTGACATCGTCGCGAAGAAACATCACGTGGTCGTCGTATAATTTGGCGTGTTCCACACAGGATTGATTGTAATGCTCGATGGAATGGAGGTGGGATGGAGTGACGCTCTGGTATTGATGCCACGACCGGGTGAGGTGGGTTGTGTATTTCGGGACGCGGGTGGTGGCGACGACAGCAGCGGCGGATGTAGATGACATTTGATGATGGAGAATGATGATGATGTATGTATCAATAAAATTATATTCAATTTTATTGATAATAAAATCGTTCCTCAGTGGAGGAATGTCAATTTTTCTGCGAAAAATCGTTCCTCGGTCGAGGAATGTCAATTTTATTGATAATAAAATCGTTCCTCGGTAGAGGAAGAATCAACGTCGTTGTTTTCGACGACGGCTAATATTATTGCGGCGACGATGGCTTTTCGTTTTGACGCGGCGTTTGGATGTTTTATTTGATGAGCGGGTTTTTCGTTTATTGCCGCCGGTGGATGAAATGGGAAAAACATCTTGAACGGGATAAAAATCTAAATTTGCTGTATCGAATCTATAGGTTTCATAGGGATATTCAATAATAGTAATTGACGGATGACTTTGAGTACGATCAAAAATAAGTTTACCGTTAGAATCATACACATTAAAAGTTCCGAAATTACGACCATCATTACTTTTTCCGACGTATTTAGCAAATACCGGTAAAGTAACTTTAGCATCCACGTAATTACCATTTTGAAACAAAGTAATGTTACCGGACATACCATTTACATAATAAATTTGATTTTCTCTAATTTTAGAAGAGTCTATTTTCTTTAAATTTTTAGATTGTAGATTTTCTTTAGCAGAATTAAGGGCATTTTCGTCATAAACAATATTAGGTTGTGTTATTGGTGTAGACCCCCGATTCATTATAGGAGCACTCATTAATAAACGCTGCAATCTTGCCATTAAATCATTTTTAGTGTGTGTACAGAAAGTAGCATGTGAATCCTCGATGAATTTATGCTCTTTTAAAGTTGAGTCCAGATTTTCTTTGGATACTTTGAAATTTTTTTCTGCTTGTTTAAAATCTGCTTCTGCTTGTTTAAAAATTGCTTCTGCTTCTTTAAAATTTGATTCTGTTTTTTTTAAATATATTTCTGCTTCGTTAAACACTATTTCGTTTTGTTTGTAGTTTTTTTGCCATCCTGCTTGAATCTCGGGCATTCTGTTGATTACATTTTTCAGTTCGTCACATCTTTTTGCAGTTTCTTCCTTTGAAGCATACATTATACAATAATATTATACATTCCCCCAATATAATAATATTTCGTTCCCTATATCCAACTTCCACCTCCACGCGGTTGAGCCCGCATATCCATCGAACCGCGTAAACTTCCGTCTCCATTTCCGTTGGCACCGCCGGCGTTTAAACGTGAATACTCTGGTTGTTGAGGCGGAGCACGGTAGGCGGCTTGTGCGGCAAATTGGGGAGGGGTTCCAACTGGTGCGTATTGTTGTTGCGGTGGCATCGCTTGTCCACGCTGTGATCCGCTTGCTAACGCTCCGCTCCCCATTCCACTCATCGCACCGCCACCCATCGCACCGCCACCCATCGAACCACCCATCATCCCCCCGTATCCACCACCGCCGTTGGGGGGCGGAACCCCCCCCGATACAACCGTATTCTGCTGTTGCTGCTGATTCTGTATCTCTAAACTCCGTTTATTCTGTAACTGTTCTAAAGAAACACTCCCCACCTTATCCGGCGAATACGTATCAGGTGGAGTCTCGATTTTATCCACCAAGTCAATCGTCGCATAATTATACAACTGCCGCATTCCACCATTCCCCTTCGCAGACAATTCATCGGCACTTTGGTCTAAAAAACTGTAATTATCCGACGCGACACCGAATCCGCCACCCATACTCTCGCGACCCAACGCAAACGCATTCGGTTCGCCGTTGAAACCAGTCGCCACGTCGTTCAATGCCGCATTCTTCGGCTGAAAATGTTGGAGGATTTGCTCGCCATAAAGGACTTGGTGGCCTTTATTCAGGAGGAGGAGCGCGGGGACGCGGTTGACTTGAGGGGGGAGGAGGACTTTTTCGCCGTTTTCCATCAAAATGTGCCATACTCCTGTCCCTGATTTTACTCTCTTGTCAATACAAAGAAAATGGATATCATCCTGGAGACGTGATTTAGACAAAGCGGTTAATACAGCTTTACACCGGTCACAGGAATTACTATAGTAAATGATGGACGACATTGTGTCTTTATTACTAAAACATAGATAAGTTTTTATGTGGGTTTTGAACGCGGCGAATGATTAGTACGCCCGTTTTTCGAAGAAAAAAATTGCGTCCATTACGTCCGTAACGCCCGTTTTTCGAAGAAAAAAATTGATACTAAATATTAATAATAATAATATAATATAATATAAACATATCCATTATTGTTGTTTACCAAGCAATACCAATGTCCTCCGCCGTGTCCGCTTCCGTGTCATCAGCCCCATTCCATTCTGCTTCCGCGTCAAGCAAATACATCCCAAGAATCGTTTCACGAACCGACGAACGGGGTGAACTCAGATTCACCATCGACAAAATCAACGTCAGTCTCGCCAACGCCCTTCGTAGGGTCATCTTGAGCGACATATCGACTTTCGTATTTCGCACCGCACCTCACGCAGAATCGAAATCAAGCATCACCGTAAATACGAGCCGTATTCATAATCAAATACTGAATCAACGTCTCTCGTGTATACCAATCCACATAACGGACCAAGATTTTCCCTACAAAGATTACCAAATTGAAATCAACGTCACCGCCGACGCCAGCGAAATCCGCTACATCACAACCAAGGATTTCAAAATGAAGAATAAAACCACGGGCAAATACCTCACCGATGTCAAAGTTCGCGAAATATTCAAACAAAACGAAATCACCGGCGATTACATCGAGTTCGCCCGCCTCCTCCCGAAAATGTCAGAATACGGCGAAGGCGAGCAACTCACGATGACGTGTGACCTGGATATCGGGACAGCTCGCCAAGACGGAGCTTTCAACGTCGTATGTACGTGCGCCTACCAAATGACGATGGACGCCGCCAAGGTCGATGAGGCCTGGCGTATCAAGGAAGCCGAGATCGTGAAGGAAGGTATTGCCGCAATAGGCAGCGAGGAAATGAAAGCACAGCGGAAGAACTGGTCGCTCCTGGACGCACAACGCTATACAAAAGACGACAGTTTCGATTTCGTCGTGGAAACAGTGGGGGTCTTCACAAACGCGGATATCGTCCATAAGGCCGCACAGATTATGATTAACAAGTGTACAAAGTTCATCCGCGATATCGAAAGCGGGGAGAATCATATCATCCCGACGGTAAGCACGATCCAGAACGGGTATGATATCGAATTGAAGGGTGAGGATTATACCTTGGGCAAGGTTCTGGAATTCTTCCTTCACGACAAACACTACGCGGAGGACCAGACAGTGACATATTGTGCGTTTCGGAAGATTCACCCACACAACCCGGATAGTATGATACGTGTAGGGTTTGCGGAGACAGTGGGGGTGGATGAAGGGATTGTGGCACAGTATATCACGACGTGCGCGAGGGATGCGATTGCGGTGTTTGAACATATCCGCGACCAGTTCAGGGAGTATTAAGCGAAACAATATGACAAAATAATTTTCAGTAAAAATTATTTTATAATGAACCAACCACGATTAATTTATTTATTTATTTTCTAGAGTTACGACGGTTTGAACGACGATTCCTTATATGCTTACTCTTTCTGATATTCTTACGAACATATTTCTTGGTGACTTTGCGAACTTTACGACGGGTGCGACGGCCGCCACCCCTGGGCAGAATACCCAGATTAGCAATATCAAACACATTAACTTCCTTACTGGGTCCGAATCCGGTTACTACTGATGCTGGTAGTTTTTTCTCCGCTACAGTATGTCCTCTCTCCCTTGCTATAATACGTCTTAACGCTTCATTTAAAATTTGTTGTTTCTGTAATAATTCTGCTTCTTCTAACGGGAGTAATGTAATATTTCCATTTTCATTCAATTCTTTAAGTGCGGCCTGATGTAAGCCTTGAAAAAGTTCGGCCCTTGCTTCTAACTCGGCCCGTTCGTCAACAGCCTTTTTATCGAATGTAACCTTATCTTTCCCCGCATTGTCTCCTGTTTTCAATGTGTATCCAGATGTTCCGTTTCCACCCCACACACGAGTAATTTTAGCGGCTTCAGATGCTCCAAACGCAGTGATTAGAGGTTCTTTATTCTTACTACTTGGCCACTCCCTAATATCGAGTACCATCTCATGATCTATTTTCTCACTATCACCTAACGCACCACCAACACCGGCTAATTTATAATGTAGGTCCATTGCTTTCTTGAAATCTTGATTACGTTCATCAATTTCAGAAGCCATTAATGATGGCATTTTACAGTTCGCAATAGTGACCGCATAATATTCCATTAGTTGTTTATACTCTTCGAGTGTTCCTGAATCTTGACGAGCAGAAACAAAACTACACAAAGCTGCTTTATCACCGTCTTTTAATTGTATTGCAGTTTCCAAAAAACTTCTAGTACCCACCGTATCCGTAAGCATTGGTGTCGCTGTGTTGCCGGCAGATAAATATTTATACAATAAATGACCTAGGATTTGGGATCCGACAAAACCGCGATCGTACCTATCGAGTTTATCACCATATAGAACATTCAATGTCATTGATAATTCGTGAGCATGTGTACCGGATGGTAGAATTTGACACGGGAAACCCAATCCTCCCAGGGTTTGAAGTGCCCAAAAAGAAGAAGTTCCAAGGTTACGTCCTCCTCCTAGAGGCGTTCCTGGTTTATCAAACTTATCCCATAAATATACTTGTAATAAATTGAACAATGCGCCACCTGTTCTCCTTCCAGAGAATAACGCAACTTTAATAGGTTCTTTACTAGGATCTTTACTCTTTTGAAGAAATGAAATACCCGTAAATGTACGAAACAACGATTCAGCCATCCATGCGCCGTATGTATTCTTACGACTCTTGTCTACCTTCGGTAATATCTCTTTCAAATAATACCGATGCATGACTTCATATGCGGTTTGCATCAATGGAGTTTCTAACCAAGAACACCACGGCCAAAAACCAGTTGCTCTAATATCTGGGGATTCATCACCTGGTACAAAAAATACTGATAACGCAACTGGACACGCTGCTTTAGGATCTTTGGGTACAGGAATACATTTAAGAATACAAGTTCCAGTATGAAAATCATTATCAGATAAAACAGCACCCGAAATGTTATTATAATGATCCATAATTTCCTTTCTAGTTGTAGCAGTAAGATTTCTATCCTTAATAGGATACAAAAATTGTCTGTTATCTTTCCATTTAGCAACAGGAGGATTTGCGTCTTGATTATAAGGAACATTAACTAAGTCATCAAAAGTATCCCGATCAAATTCTCTTTCCTTAAGTTTATCAAGTGCATCAACAAGATCTGTTTCAAACGTTGAACTAGATTTCGTTACATATTCTTTCTTCAACACTTCATTAAATGTACTGTATGTACGCAAATCTACCTTGAATTGAACTACACAACCACCATTATCTAAAGTAACGTGATGAATTACAGGGGCCATTGATAATTTGTACAAGTCATTTGCAAAAAACGCGTTAATTAAACCATTATCGTCCACCACTGTTGAAGTATCACCATCCGGATAACTAAATTTTCTTATTATTTCTCCAAATGCGGGGAAATTATCTAGTATTTCAAGAAAAGTTAGGTCTTTTGGGGTTGGGGTTGGTTTATCCTCAACAACAACATCAACAACAACATTAATTGTAACACCCTTACCACTTAATTCAGTGGCACGATCCATAAAATGTGCTAATAAATCACCACCATCAGCCGCCGGTCCACCACCACCACCCTCACCACCTTCACCACCAGCAGCACTCATTCTATAAAACGGTATATATATTATACAAATATAATATTATTCCTAAATCAAAATCTATGATAAATAGTAAGAATAAAAAGTGTTAGTCACAAACACATACCTTTTATTATTATTTTACATACCGCGGATTTCCTCCTGCTTACTCATCCGCCGCCGCCGCCGCGACGACCCCCGAATTCTCACCGTGAATCCGTAGTATCCTCAACGAATCCGGCATCGTCGCCGCACAATGCCCCATCCGAGGCCGAAATGGACGCCCCTGGTTGGAGAAGATGGCGTCATCAGGATTGATCGGTGTGGTTTCGAAATCGGTCCCGTGTGTGAGACGAAACAGGTTGGAGAACGCAAGCATCGACATCATTGCCCAAGCGGCCGAAGAAATGTCACGCAGTGACTGGAAAACACGAACCACCGGGGCGCGATTTTCGGCGTGAAATTGGCTGAATTCGGTGTAGATTGACGACACTACAAGCGTCAACGCACGCTGTTTCTTTTCAAAGCTGGCTTCAGTAATTGGGCGGTCAAGTGTGGTGATCGCATTCACAAGCGTGATGTCGGTACCGGCAAGCACACATAGACCCAAGAACTGCTGCTGGAGTTGTCCGCTGCCGATGAGGAGGGTATTCGCGAGCTGGTTTTTAGGACGCGGGTCGTTGTAATCCGCAGAATAAATGTCGCCGAATGAATGAGATTGAGAACGGGTAAGTGGCGGGGAGGAAGCACTGGCTCTGGCTCTGGGTGTAGGAACATCGTCGTCATTGTCGTAGTAGCCGACGCCGCTGCCGACTTCATCGCCAGTCTCGCCGCTGCCGACGCCGCTGCCGACTTCATCGCCAGTCTCAATGTCGCTGTGTCCCCAACAACGATCAGACACAGCAATGTCTTCTTGTTCTTCGTGATACCTGGACGCGACCAGCGAAATCATTTGGATGGTTCGATTGAGGAATGCGAGTTCTTTAGCAATAATTTCGGCAAATGCGGCATTGTCGCGCTGGATTTTGTAATTGGGGTCGTCTTGAGACGACGTTTGATGAACACGATGTTGGTGGGGAGTGACCAATTCTTCATCGTAATTTTCCGTGGTCGCCGTCTCCGCCAGTTCGATTTCTTCTTCGAGTTTCCGGATACCTGTGAAAATCGGGTTGCCAGCGGCGAGATTCTTACGCATCGCCACCGTATATGTCGTCAGGGCGTAACGGACTTCATCCTTTCCGTTATATAATCCAGGGAGTTTGTAGTAGCAAGATGCGAGATCACCGTTCTTAAGGGAAGCAAACATTGTTGTTGTCGTCGTAATCGTGTGTGTGGAATGAACCTGTCAAATGGTGGAGTGGTGGAAAAACATTTCAATTTTTTACGGAGTAAAAATCCATCCCCCGGAGGGGGATGTCAATTTTTTTGTGAATTCAAAAACCCCATCCACCACCCCCCGTTCGGGGGGTGAAGATGTCCATTCTTGAATTCACAAAAAGAATTTTCTATAAGGAAGAGATAACCATTCTTTCATTCACAAAAAGAATTTTCTATAAGGAAGAGATAACCATTCTTTCATTCACAAAAAGAATTTTCTATAAGGAAGAGATAACCATTCTTTCATTCACAAAAAGAATTTTCTATAAGGGGGCGATGTCCATTCTTGAATTCACAAAAAGAATTTTCTATAAGGGGAATGATTGGCAGTGTGCTTGGCTGGGTCATCGCCCGGTGCTTTCCCGGTGCTCGCCCGGGCGAATGATTAGGTTATTTACGTCATAATATATATGAGATATGCCGAAAAATATAATCCTAATCGACAAACGGGTCCAAGACTATGAGACAATCGTAGCGGCAGTCGATCCCGAGATATGTATTCCGGTATTGTTCGATTATTATACAGATACCATCGCGGACATCAAGGAGCGAATCGTAGGGTGTGTCGAAAACGATACAGCGTCGGTGAATACCGCAGCGTCGGAGCGAAGATGCGTCGGTCTACTTCAGCATAATTACAATCGCCCCTTTTATAATTTAGTCGCCGCCGACGACGCGGCCGCCGAAAGCAGTATCATCCGATGTGTAATCGACCTCGATTCAGAACTCGCCACCTGGGCACCGCTTCGCGACCTCATCGAGTGGTGTGTGACAACACCTGAAATCAACGCCGAGTATTTCGATATGATGGCGTGTGCTCTCTATTCCGACCCAGACTGGAAGTATATCATCGACACGCTGACGACGCAGACCGGCACCGAGACCGGCACCAGCGTCACGATCCGAGCGTCTACAGATAATACGGGGTCCGCGGCCCAGGGCGGCAACTGGTTCCTCGAATCACATACGGGCGTCAACCTGAAAAACGTCTATTTCACAGAGGCGATTGAGGAGTATCAGGGGATGTTGTTAATATTGTCATACAATATCAAAAGATATATAACAAAAGGGTTTGCTACCGGCAATGTTATTACTTGGGGGTCAGCTTTAGATGGAGGCAGTTCATCTTCGGTGAGTGGAAATTTATCATCGGGTGTAGTAACAATCAATTATACATACAACGCATATGCGGCGTTAAAAACAAATGGAAGTGTAATTACTTGGGGTGATAGCGCAAATGGTGGGATATCTACGTCAGTATCTAGTAGTTTATCTTCTAATGTGGTCGCGTTACATACAACGAATAGCGCATTTGCTGCGTTAAAAACAAATGGAAGTGTCATTACTTGGGGGAATAATGTAGGTGGGGCAGATCAGAGTTTAGTCAGTAGTAGTATATCATCGGGAGTGCTAGCCATATTTAGTAACACATACTCCTTTGCCGCACTAAAATCCGACGGTAGTCTTATTACATGGGGTTATTCAGTTTATGGAGGTGATTCTAGTTCAGTAAGTGCCAGTTTATCTTCTGGTGTCGTAGCGGTATATCCAGGTGAAATAACAATGGCAGCACTAAAATCGAATGGAAGTGTCATTACGTGGGGTTATTCGTTTAATGGTGGTAATTCAAGTTCAGTTAGTTCAAGTATATCTTCTGGCGTCGTGGCGGTATATAATACATATGGAGCATTTGCCGCATTAAAAAACAACGGAAGTGTAATTACATGGGGAGATTCTAGTAGAGGAGGAAATTCTAGTTCAGTTAGTAGTAGTATATCATCTAACGTAATTACATTATTTTCAACATATAACGCGTTTGCTGTATTAAAAGCGAATGGAAGTGTTGTTGCGTGGGAAGGTACGGGCGGTTCAGGTGGTGATACAAGTTCTGTCGCCAGTAATTTATCGTCGGGTGTGGTATATATATATTCTACAAATAACGCATTTGCCGCATTGAAATCAGATGGACGTGTTATTACGTGGGGGAATTCATCCGGCGGCGGTAATTCAAGTTCGGTGAGTGCCAGTTTGACATCTGGTGTCGTCGCGGTATATTCTACATATTCCGCATTTGCCGCATTAAAGTCGGATGGAAGTGTTATTACTTGGGGTGATTCATCATACGGTGGCGTATCATCGTCGGTTAGTAGTAATTTGACTTCTGGTGTAGTTGCGATTTACGCAACAAACGCCGCATTTGCCGCAGTAAAAAATAACGGAAGAGTCATTGTGTGGGGTGATAGTAATAGTGGAGGAAATGCTGCTTCGGTTAGTGGGAGTTTAACATCCGGAGTTATTTCAATATATGCGAACTATTATGCGTTTGCCGCATTACAAACAACTGCCACTACATTTGACCTGTCTATGTCATACTATACCGATATAGACCGATACAATATTCTCCGCAAGAAAGAGAACAGGCGACGCGTTAATTTGACCTCATTAAACAATAATGTGTTTTCGTTATCACAACCACGCGAGATTCAAACATTTAACCCGAATATTCCATCCGATAGAACGCTTCGTATTATTGTCCCAGATTATGTCGCATCATCGTATTCGATAACATCAACTGCTACCATTATCGCTGGTTCACCGAATTATCTGATCGCTTGTGATGAAGGCGAACCCGTTACGATATCAGGTTCGACATATGTGAATTACGGATCATATGTTTATCTTCGTGAGACGAATAATACCTATACAAAATTAACGAGTGTGACAATCGGTGGTAATGAGTATTTTTTATTCGGAGGTGATGGTATTAATACTAGTGGTATCGCGTTTGTAACTCTCTACCCACCGCCCACTCTCTCCAATTTTCCGAATATCTTCAAGGTAACATCCGCGCCCCCATTTCAGCTCACTCCGCCTACCAGTAATAGCACTGGTGCGTTTTCATATACGAGCAGTAATGCCAGCGTCGCCACCATCTCCGGGACCACCGTTACTATCACCGGGTTCGGTACAAGCACGATAACTGCCACACAAGCATCCGATAATGCGAATTATGGCGGCGCAAGTATCACCGCGACACTGACAACCACCCCCGCGAATTATTATGGTGCGGACCTTTCCGGTGCCGATTTCACAAACGTATCTCTATACGGTGCCACCCTCAATCTCGCCAATTTGACGAATGCGATATTTGTATCGACGGACCTCTCTGGCGCAACCCTTACCGGCGCAACCCTCGCTAATATTCTCTCACGCGGCGTCATCGGACTCGCCACATCGACCCTCCCCGCCGGATACCTAGGCCGCGGCGGATCCATCTTCGGTAATAATGTGCGTATTACCAGTGCCAACCTCACCAACGTCGATCTCTCAAATGTCGTCCTTACAAACTCTGATGTGTCTGGCACAATCTTCACCGGCACAACCCTTACAAATATCCGCACCGCCGGTCTAACAGGAACGACCACGGCGACATTACCCACCGGATACGTATTCCGCAATGGTGTCATTGTTGGACCCAATGTCTCGCTAGAGGCGGCCGCACTCACAAGCACGGATTTATCGGGGATTAGTATCGCCGGCACAGATCTCTCGGGTGCCAACCTCACCAACGCCAACTTGACAAATGTAATCTCAGGTAATCTCCGCAATGCGTCCGTGACGGCCACACCACCTACAGTCATCCCTGCGGGTTATATTTTTTATAACGGTTATCTCGTCGGTCCCGCCGTCAATCTCTCGGGTGCGGCCCTCTCGGGCCTAGATATCTCTGGTGCCAACACCACGACGCTCACCGCCACCCGTCTCACCTCCGCCAACCTTACAAATGCGTCTATTTTCAATACGGATATAAGTGGTGTGGATCTCTCGGGTGCGACAGTCACAGGTCTACGCAGTTTCGGCTTGACCGGTGGTGGATCCGCCGCGGCAACCACCCGACTCCCCACCGGGTATTTCGTGCGGACAAGTTCCGGCAACACCGGAACAGTCGTAGGCCCCAGCGTGAATCTCTCGAACCTCACGCTTCAAAACATCGACCTCTCGGGCGGGATTACACTCACAGGTGCCGACTTCACAAACACCGACATCAGTGGTGAGTCTACGAATCTTATCGGAATTATAACAGGAAATATCACGGGACTCGCAACCGCCTCCCTCCCGGCGGGGTATATCGCACGCAACGGATTCATCGTTGGGCCGCGTGTCGTATTACGCGGTGCGAATCTTTCAAACCAAAACCTCACGGGTGTGGATCTCTCGGGAGTCGATCTTTCCGGCGCGAATCTGACAAACGCGGTCCTCACCAATACAAACATAGCAGGCACCAACTTCACAAACACGATACTCACAGGTGTCGTCAGTGGTGGGGTGACCAATACCCCGGCCACTCTCCCCGCTGGTTATTTCGTACGTGGCGGGTTTATCGTCGGTCCAGGTGTTTCGCTCGCCGGCGCAGCAGCAACAGGGGTCGATTTATCCAACGTGGTTTTAACGGATGTGAATCTCACGAACGCCGTCCTTACGAGTGCCGTCCTCACAGGTGTCACGACAGGTGGTCTCATCGGCGCAACAACGGCCACCCTCCCGGCAGGATATGTCGCACGAGGAACCGGCACGCCTGGGACATTCATCGTCGGTCCCGGCGTCATCCTCCGTGGTGCCAATCTCACCGGTGCCGACCTCACCAATATAAGTATCGCGTCGTGTGATGTATCCGGCGTGAATCTGACAGGAGCAACCGTGACAAATCTCGTATCGGGTGGACTCGTGAATACATCCAACATCACTGCCTTGCCATCCGCGAGTTATGTCATCCGCACAGGGTATATCGTCGGCCCCGACGTGAATCTGACCGGCGCAGCCCTTTCATCGCAGCTCTTCACGGGTCTCACCGTGGCCGGCGCCAATTTCACAAACGCCAATCTCACCGGCGCGACATTTACAACAACCACCGTAACAAACACGAATTTCACCGGCGCCACATTTACGAATATAATATGCGGTGGTGGTCTCGTCGGAGTCGGAAGTGCGACACTCCCATCCGCGTCATTTGTCGCACGGGCATCCTACGGGTATTTCATCGGCCCCTCCCTCATCACGCGAAATGCGAATTTCACCGGAATAGATCTATCAGGTGTATCTCTCGTGAGCACGGATTTATCCGGTTCGAACCTAACCAACGCAAACTTCACCAACACAAATATAACAGGCACGATTATGTCAGGAACAACCCTCGCGGGTATCACCACCGGTGGTGTCACATCAAACGCTACAACCACGATTTTACCGACAGGTTATGTTGTCCGCGCAGGATATATCGTCGGCCCTAGCGTCTCGCTTGTCGGCGCCAATCTCTCAAATACGGATCTAAGCGGTGTGTCACTCGTCGGCGTTTCAATGACGGGGGCAAACCTGCTAGGCGCAACACTGACGCGGCTTGTGTCCGGTTCGACTTCTGGTGCGGATAATGTCGCACTTCCGACAGGGTACGTCGCACGTAATGGGTATATCCTTGGCCCCTATGTGCTTGTTCGCTCCGCCACCTTAACCGCAGTGGATATTACAGGTGTCCCGCTAACCGGCGCGGATTTATCAGGCTCCATATTTACAAATGCCACGCTCGAATCGTGCGATATCTCCGCCGCAAATCTATCGAATGTGAGTTTTACAGGTGTATCCAGCGGTGGAATAACGGGGGGTTCATCCACCGCACTGGTGATGCCGACGGGGTATGTCATTCGTAGCGGATATATTGTTGGACCGGGAGTTTCACTTATAAATGCGAACCTTACGGGTGCTGATTTTACAAATATATCGATTGCTGGTGCGACGATTACAAACGCGAATTTCACCAGTGCGACGCTTACACGTCTTGTTACTGGCGGGCTTATCAATGCGACGACGGCGACGTTGCCACCCGGATATGTTGTCCGCACAGGATATATCGTCGGCCCTAATGTATCACTGGCCTCTGCGTCGCTTACAAACGTGGATTTATCAGGTATATCTCTCGCTGGAACAAATATGACAAGTACAAATATAAGCGGAGCGTCAACGATATTAACGCGTGTTATATCGGGGAATATTACGGGTCTCGCGACAGCGACGTTGCCAACGGGTTATGTTGCCCGGAATGGATATATTATCGGTCCGGGTGTGAATGCGACGGGAGCCGCACTTCAGGCAATGGTGTTTACATCCGTAAATATGACCGGGATTGATTTGACGAATGCGAACTTGACAACTGCGGTTCTTGCGTCGGCTACAATCACCGGAGCCAACCTTACAAACACCAATTTAACAAATACGATAACAGGTGGTGGTATTGTCGGAGCGGCCACAGCGATATTGCCGGCGGGGTATGTTGCTCGTGGTGGGTTTATCATCGGCCCGTATGCGTGGCTTGAAAATGCGAATCTCACCGGGTTTGATTTGTCAGGCGTCGCGCTTACTGGGGCGACATTAACTAGTGCTATTTTAACAAACGTCAACCTGACGAATGCGGATATTTCAGGTACGAATTTCACAAATGCCACACTAACGGGAGTTCGAAGCGGCGGGCTTACCGGTGCGACAACGGCCATATTGAAAACCGGATATATTGTGCGTAATACGGGCGGCGGCGGGTACCTCATCGGTGCCGGTGTGAACCTCGCCGGTGCGGATTTATCGGGGGTGGATATGTCGGGCGTTGTCCTGACGAGCACGGATTTCACATCATCAAATCTGACGAACGCAAGTCTGCGAAACACGACGCTTACGACCGCGAATCTAACGGGTGCGACCGTGACGGGTCTACTTACCGGAGGTATCACTGGACTTACAACCGCGACTCTCCCTTCTGCGTCCTATGTCGCGCGTGGTGGCGGCGGATCTGTCGGTTGGATTGTTGGTCCAGGCGTCAAACTCATCAGTGCGAATCTCGCCGGAACGGACCTCACCAACCTCAATATCGCGAATTGTGATATTTCAGGGACGAATTTCTCCTCTGCGACGATAACCGGATTGCGAAGTGGCGGATTATTAAATGCGACGGCGGGGGCGGGTGCTACAATGCCGAATGCGACGACAGTAGTGCGTGGCGGCTACCTTGTCGGTAGTGGCGTATCTCTCGTCGGTGCGAATCTAAACGGAGTAGATTTATCAGGCACGACCTTCACTGGTGCGGATGTTAGTGGTGCGATTTTCACAACGACGACCACACTTACGAATATCACAACTGGTGATTTACGTGGTCTGGCATTTGCCGTATTCCCTACCAACCCGCCATCATCGGCATCCGAAGTATATATCGGTGCCAGCGGATTCATTATAGGTCCACGCGTACGTCTTGTTTCCGCGAATTTATCGGGGGTGACATTTACGGGAGTTAATCTTACTGGTGCCAATCTCACTGGAGCCAACCTCACCGGTGCGACCATCGCCGGCGTCGATATATCCGGGGCGAATTTCACCGGTGCGACGCTCACGGGAATCATTTCAACGGGTGGTGCCGTGGTGGCGGCGGCGGCGGAGGCGGCGACAATCTTCCCGACGATTGCGGCGGGTGCCGGTGGAGGTATCTGGGCCGTCCGTGGCGGGTATCTCCTTGGACCTTCCGCGATAGCAAGGTCGGCGGATCTTTCCGCATCCATCGATTTATCCGGGATTAATTTACGCGGTTGTGATCTTTCAGGTTCGAATCTGACCAACGCAAGTTTCGCAAATAATGACATGAGTGGAACCAATTTAACAAATACAAATTTAACGGGAATATCGAGTATTGGTCTCGTGACAGGCACGCCCGGCACCGCCACGTTCGCAGGAACATCCGCAAATTATACCATCCGCGGCGGGTTCATCGTCGGCCCCAGCGTCATTCTCTCGAATAAAAATCTAACATCAGTTAATCTCTCGAACACCACACTCACCAACGCCGATTTCACAAGCACAAACCTGACAAACGCCATCCTCACGGCCGCAGATATCTCCGGTGCCAACTTCACAGGCGCGACCCTGGCGGGTATTCGTTCCGGACAAATAGTTTCTCCGGCCGCAGCGACCGCGGCCGCCGTGACCCTTCCCGCGAATTTTCAACTCCGCGGCGGATTTATTGTCGGTCCAGCGTGTAATCTCGCCGCATCCGATCTAACCGATGTGGATTTATCCAACGTGAATCTCTCGAACACGACGATATCAACCGCCACGAATTTCTCAAATACGCTGATTGTTGGTGCGACATTGACAGGGATGTCGGCATTTACGGCAGTCCAGAAATCGCAATTACGACGAAATGCGGCAAATGTAGGAATCGCCGCCATCGCGATAACAACGATCGCCGCCTCCGATTTACCATCATTGAATCCGGCAATCCGTACCTCCGATATTATACGCTTGACGGGAGGTGTGGATGTGTACAATCCAACCATTGGTGGCGGGCCTGGTGGGGTGACGGTGGTCTCCGGATTCACAACCGACGCAGATACAACCAAGGGATTTTATGTAGATATACCCAATAATACCACTTTTCAGATAACGGGGAATACAAAGCAGTATCGGATCGCGAGCACTGGCGGCGGCGGCGGCGGCGGCTCCACATCGGTCATCCAAGAAGCCGATGGGTCGCAAAATGTCGTCACCATAATAAGAATCCGTAATACGGTATATCGGGTATATAGCGGGTCGCTTATCGGAATCCCCTTATATATAAACGAATACAAAGTCATCGGCGCGGGATTATATGATATTCTGGTAAGTGGCGGATATGGTGGGGGTGCGCGAGGAAGCACAGGCCCAATGGGCGCCCCAGGAATAAACGCACCCACCTACGGAGCAACAGGACCCACTGGAGCCTCCGCGCTCATCAACGGAGCAACTGGACCTACAGGATTCACAGGCACAACCGGCCCAATCGGCGCAACTGGGCCAACGGGAGAGAACGGTCGAACTGGACCCGTTGGTGTCACAGGTCAAACAGGAATACGTGGACCGAAAGGCCCACCGGGTGTGGCAACCATAGTAGGTGATACAGGACCCACCGGTCTAGCTGGCGCAACAGGCGTTACGGGCCCACAAGGTGCTCCAGGCAGTGTGGATTTCGCTGGTCCGGCGGGCTCAATCGGCACAACAGGTCCAACCGGTGCCACAGGCGCATATACCCTATTCGGTGCTACGGGCACAACCGGCCCACAAGGCACAACCGGTCCATTTTCAATATGGAAATATTACGGGTATCCTGCGGAATATGGCGGCAATGCGGGAAATACCGGAAACACGGGAAGTATCTATTATGATGGAAGGGTTGCGATTGGAAAATCCGCCCCTGACGGATCATTTGCGTTGGATGTGAGTGGAAGTATTCGGTGTATCGGTATTAATAACGTGAGTGATTATCGAATTAAGGAAAATGTGCGTGATATTGCGACGGAGACGACGCCGGTGTCATTGACGCGTCTGCGTGGTGCTCATTATTTGAATACATTGACGAACCGACACGAATACGGATTCATCGCACACGAAGTTCAAGAAGTGTATCCGGAACTTGTCTACGGCGAAAAAGACAACACATTCGAATTACAATCCATTGACTACAGGTCGTTATTTGGTATACTTGCGAACGATATCCAACAAATGAAGGAACGCGTGAAACGGATCGCGTCGCGTCGGCAGTAAAGAATATTCTTATGTTATTATAGAAGTCATATCACTACTATACTGACATCCATACAGGATCATTCGATTCGATTCGATTCGATGTCATCATATGTTCTCAATTTTGATGGAGTAGATGACGCAGTAACGGCAGGTATCCCCACGTGGACATATTCAACACAATTTCGCACGACAATGACAGTTGAATGCTGGTTTAAAACATCGAATACCGCGAATCAAAAAGGTCTGGCGGAATTTGTATCAAGATGGCAGACCGGTGGTAATGCGACAACGAGTATGTTTCTTCTAGGGATGGTTTCTACTGGAGAGCTTACGTGCTGGATAACAAACGCATCCGGAACATTTGGCAGTACTGGTTCAACGACAACATATAAAGACGCACAATGGCATCACGTAGCAATTACATACAATTCAAGCACGGGTGTAGTGAGTATGTATATCGACGGTACTCTTAATAATAGCTCGACAACCCCGTCATTTGGACTTCTGTCGAACAATTCAACTTTGCGTCTAATATTCGGAAGTGATGATGCGGGTGCCTCGCCGAATACACAAACCGACCGGCAGTTTCGCGGAGCGTTATCGGATATTCGTATCTGGAATGTCGTGCGTTCAGCTGCAGATATCTCGAATAATTATCGCCAACGCTTGGTCGGGAATGAAACAGGATTGGTCGGATATTGGAAATTGAATCAAGGATACGGAACCGGATGGGGGTCTTATACCAGAGCGTTAGATAGCACAAGCACACGCGCACACGGAACACTGATCGCGGCGGCGTTCGGCGCGAATCCATCCGGTAGTTGGGTAACATCATCCCTCTCCTTTCTTCCACGTATTTCAGATATAACACTGGGGCCTAAAAATGGTGTATATAATGTATCCGATGCGTCGTTTTCATTTATAGACCCGAGTTCGAATAGTATGGGTGCGTTTTCATACGCCATCAATTCTGCAGCAGCCACAATTAGTAACAGTTCAACGGCCACGACGAAAATGATCTACGCGACCACTGGCACCACCGGCGGCGGCACGGTATCCATCCCGACCCTCACGACATATGAATTCCCTGAAATCGCGTCACTCACGGATTGGCAGATCGATATTAGTTTTACAGTGACAAGCGGTGCTGGAACATCTCGAGCACTTGTCGGAGATATGTATAACGAAGTGAATACAACTCGCGGATGGGGATTATGGGTGTCATCAAGTAATCGGATTCATTGGAGTTGGGCGAATACAACATCTGAACCCGCGACGATTTCAGTCGCCACCAACACGCCATATGTCCTTACAGCGTCGCAATCCAACGCAACATCAATCATTACATTAACGCTGCGAACAGTTTCGTCAGGTGCGACACAGACGGGATCGTTTGGCACGGGTGGAAATCCGATTGGACGAGGTCCAGTGACGATTGGCGGTTGGCGTTCAACTTCCAGCGAGAATTTCCCAGGAACCATTTCCTATGTAAATGTCAGTGTTCCAACATTTCCGCGGATTGTTACACTGGTATCGAGCACCGGCGTGGGAACACCCGCCACGATAACCGCAACGCAGGCGACGTTTCTTGATTTCGGGACGAATACGAAAACCGCGTCATTGACGACGACACTCACGCCAACGGTATTTTCAACCGTATTTTCGGTCCCGGCAAATAAGGTATATGGTGACGCACCATTCCCACTCACGCCCCCTACATCGAATAATACAGGTGGAGCATTTAGTTATACAAGCAGTAATACTGGTGTGGCGACGATCGGGACCGACGGTAGTAGTAATATCGTGACGATTGTCGGCCCCGGAACAACCACCATCACAGTAACACAAGCGTCAACATCGTTGTATACCGCGAATACCGCGACAGCCACACTCATTATCACATACAATCCCAACCAAACGAATCAGGATTTATCAGGTATAAATCTCTCGGGAATCAATCTCTCGAGCTTCGATTTTACAAACGCCAACCTGACCAATGCGAACCTCGCCGATGCGATCATCACGAATACAAATTTCACGAATGCGAGGATTGTAGGCACAACCTTGACGAATATTACATTTAGCGACGGACAGAAAATCCAATTACGGAAAAATGCCGATAATGTCGCGGCAAATATTGCGGCAATTACACTTCCATCCGCAATAACCCCGACAAGTATTACCACGATTATACCGACTATCAAAATCACGGATTTGGTGAATATACAAACAATCCAGGTATTTACACCAGACGCAAGCAATAATAATAATGTCGACATCGCGCCGAGTTCAACCGCCGGGTTTTACATCAGTACGTTAAATAACACAAACGTCCAAATCAATGGTGTGGTATATACATCTACCGCAAATGGGACCGTTGTGGATGAAAACGGCGCCGCGGTTTCATTTATTAAAATCGGCACGGTGTTATACCGGATTTATGCGGGGTCAATTATTGGAATACCGGTTGATCCGAATTATTATAAAGTGAAAACATACGGATTAGGTGATGTGCTTACGGTGTATAATATGGGTGGCGGGAATGTTGGGTCGACAGGCGCGACCGGTGCCGACGGTGTAAATGGCACTGAGGGTGCGACAGGTGCGACGGGTGCTGGTGGGTATCAAGGTGTGACGGGAAGCACGGGAATGTCTGGTCCAGCAGGCCAAAGAGGGCCAACGGGAATAACTGGGCCGTGGGGTGTAACCGGTTCATACGGATTATTGGGACCAACCGGTCCGACGGGTGCGGTAGGAATAACCGGCCTGGCCGCAAGTAAAGGCGACGCAGGAGCTACAGGACCTGGTGGGATAACCGGGCCAACAGGGTCGATCGGGCCGCAAGGTGAATATGGTGTGACGGGAAATACGGGTGCGACGGGGTTAATCGGCCCAACCGGTCCAGATGGAGAGATTGTCGAACGCGGATACACGGGTGCGACGGGGGTAATGGGGCCGACGGGCACGAATATATGGAATCTCGATGGTGGCACACTGGCCGCAACAGCAGCGATTTATTACAGTTTAGGACGGGTGGCCGTCCAGACGAATACGCCAAGCACCTTTTATTTATTGGATGTAAACGGGAATATAAAAACGGTTGGTGTTATGAATGTGAGTGATTATCGTATTAAACAAGATGTCGTGTATATGGTCGACGCCGACGCCACCGACGCCGCCACCGCCACCGCCACCGCCACCGACGCCGCGGTGGCTCGAGAGATTTTATCGAACCAAATCTGCAGAATGCGTCCAGTTATGTTTCAAAACACGCGGCGAAACAATGCGTGGGAATACGGGTTTCTCGCACACGAAGTCCAGGACATATTCCCAGAGTTAGTAAATGGTATAAAAGACACCGTAGGAGAATATCAGGCGATTAGTTATCATCAACTGTTCGCAATCTGTTGTGAAGAAATAAAAACACTTAACGAGAGAATTACGCGACTGGAGGAGAGGAAGATTCCACGACTTGGGGACTTCAATAAAAATAACCGAATAATATAACACACACAGGAATGTCAAATTATACAGGACAAAATCTAACAGGTTATTCATTTGTAGGACAGAACCTAACAAATGCGATATTTACGAATACGATCCTTACAGACGCCGACTTCTCCGGATGTAATCTAACAAATGCGGTATTCGGTGGGGCGATTATGCGAAATGCCGGAATACCGAATACAAATCTCTCGGGAGTCGTGTTTACAGGCGTCCAAGCAGCCCAACTTTTATACAATTCCGTGAATCAAGACATCGCCTATCTCACCACGCAGCTTACCGCGGATTTACAAGCCACCGGACTTCCTTCCGTGATAACAACAATTTTAACCGATGATATTAGATCCACAAACAGCAGCGGCGAAGGCACCACCGGCGAAGGCACCACCGGCCTCGACATTATCACCGCGACCACCGTGTCACCAGGCATAAAGCAAGCCGCCATTACAGTCAACCCCCGACGGGCATTCTATATCAACGGGATTTCTCTCGCGAATAATGACAGCCTGACCCTGAATATAAGCTTACAGAGTATCGGAACGATCAATAACCCCACCGTGGTTACAACCTACGCGACAAAAACATTTACTGTCTCTCGAAGTAATGCGGGGGTGGTATCCATCGTGGATTCAACGGCAGGTAGCGGCAATCCCACAGTAACCAACGCACTTCTTCGTCTCGGAAATGTCGTATATAAAATCCACGGTTATACGATGATAGGTGTTCCTTATGATCTGAATATATACAAGGTAGTTAATGTAGGACTCTATGATATTCTCTCGAACTCTGATTATTTAGACGGACAAACTGGACCGACAGGTACGAGAGGTGCTACAGGAACGAATGGAGTGACCGGTCTGTCGGGTCCAACCGGGGTCGCGTCTTTAGATGGATCGGCAGGTCCAACGGGTCCAACCGGTCCAACCGGCCAAGAAGGCATAACCGGTCCAGTGGGTCGTGATGGTTTAACAGGCCAAGACGGTGCGACGGGTACAACCGGGCCTGATGGCGAACAAGGTGATGCTGGAGAGATAAGTGGTGTTGGCGCAACCGGTCCGACCGGTCCAGACGGGCCATCGGGGCCAACAGGCCAACAGGGTATCGCAGGTATTATCGCAAATGTTGGACCAGAAGGTGCCCAAGGTCCCACAGGCCCACCGGGATTAAGTGGTGGATTGATGGGACTGGGTTCAACAGGCCCGACGGGAGCGACGGGCATAACCAACGTAGGAGTATGGACGGTAATCAACCCAGACACACCGGAAAATACAACCGGATATACGAATATTCATTATACTATACCGCCGTTAAACGAAGGCGAAGGCGGCACAAACGTGACCCGCACAACCGTGGGAATTAATACCGCCACGGCGGGAGGGCCGATCGACATCAGGTATACAATGGATGTCAGTGGCGTCATAAAAACCGTAGGTATGAATAGCGTGAGTGATTATCGAATTAAAACAAATGTGCGTGACTTACCAGATAATAAAACGGTCGATAGACTGCGTCCAGTGAAATACACGAACCGACTTACTGGACGTGAAGAATACGGATTCCTGGCACACGAGCTTCAAGAAGTGTATCCGGAGATGGTGGTAGGTATGAAAGATGACGGAATCGGATATCAAACGATACAATATGACCAATTGTTCGCGATATTTATTGCGGAAATAAAGAAATTAAGAGACGATGTCGACCAAATGGAAGCGGATGCGAACAGCTCGACGGAACCCGCCGAGAGACTGGAAGCGAATGCGAACAGCTCGACGATGGACGTCGAGAGACTGTAATATAATAACGAGATACACGTAAAATTATATTATGCTTTTACATATAAGAGAATGCCAGTAGATTATTCCAATCAAGATATAACATACACCGATTTAAGCGGTGTGGATTTGAGTGGCGGCAATTTTACAAACACAAATGCGACAGGTGTGGATTTTACGAATGCGAATATAACAAACACACTCTTTAAAAACACGCTCATCGTTGCTGCGAGTATCGGCACACTGACATTTAGTGATTTACAGAAGGGACATCTTCTATTACGCTCAGCGAATCACGGTATCACAGCAATCACCGACCTTACCTCACTGACGTTGGCACAGTTTCGCATAATACAACCGGCGGTGTCACTCGACAGTATAACGACCATAGATAGCGTCACCGTGAAAATCCCGAATAGTCAAGGTGAAGGATATACTACCGCAATAACACCCGTAATCCATCAACTCGTCTGTATTTATGCCGCGACGAACCAGAATATTGTGATTTCGAGTACAACGCCAGCACCGCGAACGATACGCAGTAATGGAACGGTCATCCAGGATGTAGATAACGCGAATGCGATACTGACGTATATGAAAATCGGTTCAGTTCCATATCGTCTTAGTGCTGGGAATGGGGATGGTATTATCGCATTTATTCCACTTGATATGAATGTATACCAAGTCAATGAATCGGGCTTGGGTGATATTCTCTCGTTGAATACATTTGTAGGTGCGACGGGCGCACAAGGATACATCGGTCCAACCGGACCCCAAGGCAGCACCGGCTCAATCGGGCCACAAGGCAGCACCGGCTCAATCGGGTCACAAGGAGATACCGGGTCAACAGGACCACAAGGAACCAATGGTTTACAGGGGGATACAGGTCCGACAGGTCCGATCGCACCGACAGGACCACAAGGATCCACTGGTCTACAGGGGGATACAGGCGCGACAGGTCCGATCGCACCGACTGGACCCGAAGGACCTACCGGCCCATATGGCCCGACCGGCGTTCCAGGTAACGTATATAATACTGCGACCGCATATGCGGATACACTTTATCCGGTTGAAAATTCATCGGTTGAAATTACGGTCGCCACGCAATTATCGTATATTGCCGGGAATTCGGTGGTCGTTGTCTCATCGGTGAACACAGCGAATCACTTTGAAGGCACAGTCCAATCCTATAACCCTAGTAACGGTGGTATGACGATTAATAATATCCAAAATATTGTAGGAGATTTTACACCAGAAGTCGTATATAATGTGAATTTGGATGGTATAGACGGTCCGATGGGTCCGATGGGGCCAACCGGACCCCAAGGTTATACGGGAGCATCAGGAACATCAAGCACCGCAATAAATACATTTACGTATTATTTATCCTCGTCGACCACCGCTGAAAACCCAGGACAAGGTAATTTCAGTTTGAATAACTTCGCATCACAAAACTCGGCGACAGCGATGTATATCAACAATCAGGATGGGACAAGTGCTCATAATACGATATACGCATATTTCGCGGAGCTCGCACTTTACGGTGGTCTCGCCATACTCAAAATCCAAGACGTGGAGGATTATTCGAATTACGCGATATATAAAGTGACGGGGATTACATTGAATGACTCCTCTGCGAATGGGTGGGTGACATTTACAATCGAAAACCTGATTCCGATTGTGGTACCTTTTTATAATGCGCACGCGTGCTTCTTGAGTTTTTCGTTGACTGGACCGATCTCACCGACAGGCCCGACGGGGGCAGTTGCTCCGACAGGACCCCAAGGTGAGACGGGGGCCGTCGGGTCACAGGGCAACACGGGTCCAACGGGCCCAATAGCACCGACAGGCCCACAAGGCGAGACGGGTTCGGTCGGGTCACAGGGCAACACGGGTCCGACGGGCCCAATAGCACCGACAGGCCCACAAGGCGAGACGGGGGCGGTCGGGTCACAGGGCAACACGGGTCCGACGGGCCCAATAGCACCGACGGGACCACAAGGTGAGACGGGTGCGGT